ATATTTCGTCAAGCACGGCACTACATTCCCAATACTCTGCGGTATTGTTGAGACATTTCTCAACTTGATACCTACGAACAGCAGTCTGAATGAGACGCCACTGATCTGCTCTAAATTCCATACTATTCTCCTAGAGTATGAATAACTGGTTTTTCGTGGGCAAGAATATGATATAAGTCTGGATTCTTTGCTGCTGATATGGGGACAAACTCTGTCTCTGGATTAAACTCATCATCACGAATTGCCTGGTTGATTACAATAGAACCATCTTCACCAGAGTATGAACGATGGAAAGTCATTTTAGGAATCACCAGAGCACCAGAAGAACGATTCAGATGAACAATGTGATAGGGATATCTCCATTCCGTATTCACAAGTTCAAATGTGCGAACACCAGATAGAACACGATTGTGGTCAATCTGGTGATAGTGAATATAAAATTGTTTTGCACCTACAATATCATCTGGTGGTGAGATTGCTGGTCCAGTGTGACAGACAAGATCTTGGGCATTAGAACCATCCACAGAGATATCGTAGAAAACAACTGCTTCTGTTTCACGAAAAACTCTATGCTTCTTGAAATGAACTTCGCTCATTAGTCGTAGAGGTTTTGCTCTTGTTGCAATCTATCTATGTGGTGATAAATGCTTGCTTCAGAATATTTAAACTCCTTGAAACGGTGTGGATTATTCTGTTTCATTTTAGAGAGCATATTGATCCAGTCGTAGCGTTTGTCTACAACCCAACCGTATCTACGCTCATCATGAAATAAGTCAAAGATAGAAATCATTTGAACCCCTTGCTCTTCTTTTTATCAAGAACTTCTATATGACTTACAAAGTCCGATGGAGTCTGAAACCATGCTGCCTGAACATCAATATACTCTTCAAAGAAAACTTCCTGTCCATTACTATAAACCAACTTATAGTTGTGTCTATCGTATGGTAGTGCATTTAAGATCACCAGAAGACCCAACAACTGTAGAAGTATGTTGAGGAGTTCTGTCTGGTGTTAGATTATAGGACACAAGTGCCGAAACGAAAAACGCAAGTGCTGGAATCGCCACATATTGTAGATAAGTTTTACTACTCACGGTGTCTCATCACTCCAATAGTACCTCAGTTTATCACCATCCGCAGAAATATTCAAGTGATAGATTTTATCATCTTCGGTATACACACCAATCCAAAGAGTGCGTTCATTCATACTTTCCAGGTGAAACATTTGAATGTCTTGGAGTACAATTTCGTCGGGGTTTTCGGTGAAGCGACTCATCGTAGACTCCTCAATACTTTACGAAGAAACTGAATAGAACCATAAAACTCTTCACCATCTTGCCCACCAATCACAATCCAATCAATTTCTTCCAATGCTAGTTGGATCTTTTGATCTCTGGTGAGGTCTTCAAAATCCTTTTCAGCAAACTCCTTCCTTTCAATCGCAGCAAGATGTTGGAATGCTTCTTTGTTTTCCTCCATCAAGTTCTTTGCGATGTCTAGAACTTTATTTTCTTTTTCTGTTAGTTGTTCTTCATTCATAAGTTTGCGGAGTTTCTGTTTGCCGTATTCTGTGAGTTCTTGTTTCTTGGTGCGGAGTTCTTGGACTTCTTCTGGTGTGAGATCAATCCAGGGCATATCATCATTCATTTTTATTCTTGGAATTGATTGCACGGTCATGAAATGCATCCAGCAAATCTGAACCAATGGTTGAAATGTCTGGAGGAATGAAACTCTCTTGAAACTCTTTCCAGCGTTTGTCTAATTGACTATCCATCCAACCCCATACACCATGTTCCATACCATCAACACCAGCAACCTCAATCTCATCTTGAATGAGACGGCGGAGCATTTGAATTTGTTCGTCAGTCACTGGGGTTCTCCACAATCACAATCAAAGGACAAATATTCTACCGCAGGTTCTCTCAAATAGTTACAAAGGTGATACTGTGCTTGTTCAAATGTATCATAATCACCATCCCTATATTCATCTACAAATAGATTATACCAAAACAATCCAAATCTTTTGTGTTGTGGATAGTATCTGGTTGAGTGTCCGTCTGTTATTTTTTTGATGCGGTAGTTTTTAGTCATGCTCCAATCTCATCAAGTTTCTCATTCATAATACCAGTCATATCAAGTGTGCGTGGATCAATACCAGCATCAGTACAATCCATAATAAACTCCATGAATGCTCCTAGAATGAGACAAGCACGGCGTTTGTCATGCTCTGTGATGGTAGTATGAGGCATAGCAACATAGTTTACCACATGACAGTAGAGATCATCGTAAGTCATTCTGCCTCCTCCTCATCAGTCAGGGCAGTACCCATAGGACCTTTTTTAAGGCGTTCCCACTCTGCATCTGCCTGTTGCATATCATCAAACTTCTTCCTCAGGTCTTCACCCAAAGTCAGTTCAAACTCATCAGCAACCTTACGCATATCTTCTTCTTTTCGGTGTTCACCGAATGCAAGAGCACAAGCACCTTTCATAATGTTGAGGTCATCGTGACCCATTGCACGGGCAACAGTTGCGAAAAAGGTAAACAGTTGATAAGTGTTAAGGTCTTCAGCAGGAACCTGAAAAGTATAATGCTCTTCGGGGAGCATCATATCATCAAAACCGCTGCTGTAATGGGTGGAAGTCCATTCAGTATCGAAAGAAACTTTTAGAGTTGCTTTGTAGGTCATTGGGGGCGGCAGATCATGTAAGTATTATAGGGCATACAGACCAAAATTGGTTGCCCTTGGTCCAGTTTCCAAAGCGTCACACCAGCAATGATAAACTGGAGAAATGGTAGTATCAATATAATTCTATTCCTCATTTTCCTCTATCAACTTCTTCAACTCTCCCATAACATCTCCTAAAGGATATGTCTTGACTTTACCACTATCAATATCATCTACAAGTTGTTGGAGATATTCAAGAAACTCTTTTGGATAAGTTTCATCTAGGTTGATGGAAGTCCAGAACCATTGATAACACTCTTCATAAGGATCATCTTCCTCCAAGAGAGCATAACCCTCATAGTTTCCACTGATGAGGTCTCTCCACATCTTAAAGTTGTTCCACATCTCCCTCCAACCAGTTTGGAAGCAATGCCCAAAATAATACTCAATCCAAGTCAACTTCCTGCTCATCTACATTCTCCAAGTAGTTCCAATTCCAGGTGCGTGAAAGAATATCTACATCCAATCCAAACTTATATGCCCAGAACAGAATGGAGAACAAACCATTAGAACCAAATGTGACTTGTAGATAAGGCCAAGATGGATAATCATTCCAACTAACAGATAGTTGAAGCAGTGACCATTTCTTTAGATTTAAAACCTGAATATAAAAGTCATGCCCAAAGTCATAATGGTGCTTAAATTGAAATAGAGTCATCGTCCTGTTACATCCTCATAGTCTTGTAGTTTACCATGTTTGAAGTGAAGTTTCAACCTAGGCCAATCTTCCCATTTACCCTTCCATTGTTCTGGGTATATTTCAATGTATTTTGTAATAATGTGAACAGCAAACTTACCGTGCTTTCCTGTAGGTATCCACTCATAGTTTAAGAAAAGATGTTTATCATTATATCGTGGATCATCTTTTTCAATAACCTCAAATGTAGAAGTTCCTTTATAATCACCACACCACAAATAACCAGCAGGATCTATCCAGAAGTGAGTCATGGTTCCACTATAACCTTCCTCAATATCTTTGGTTTGGTTTATATCCATGAAAGGTTCTGGTAGGGGATAACTACTCTTCACCCAGTCAAACATTCCCATTAGATTTTCTCCAAATCACAGCAGGTTAGGGCATTTAGTAGCAACAACAGCAAGGGCAGTGACTTCAATCGCAGGAGATTTGTTAATAACTTTCCTCACATTATTCCCACCAAACTTATCATTTGCTTTGGAATAGGCAATAAGAACAGACTTAAGAGTATCCATACCCTGTGCTTTCGCAGCACAGAAGTCACCAGCAACAAAATTAAGTAATGTGAGTAGTGTGAGTTCGGTCATTGTCTTAGGTAGTTTGTTTTTTCTGTATCAAAATAAGTCCATTTTGCTATTTTAAGGCACATCCGAATTGTTTGATGTTCACGAGCATACAATTCCCAGTCACCTTTACACATAGCATTGTATCGCCTTTGATAGGCACATTGCCAAACATCACGAAAGATTTTATCTTTTTCAGTCAAAGACATATCTTTTCACCACAAATCCACTGCTTTCCATTACGATGGAGTTCATAATAACCAATCCAGTCACGCTTCACATAAAGATAATGTGTGCCGTCTTCTCTCTCACAAATAAAGTCACACTTGTGAGGAGAATAGAGACGAAGTTCAATTACCTTGTCGTTTTTGTTCAGCATATTCAATCACAATTTTCTTGTGCTCTTTATACTTATCAGTTACAAGAACGGTGTAAAGTTTTCCACCAAGTTCTTCTGCTACTGTTTCCAGCAGGGTTTGTTGTTCAGGAGTCATATTAAGAAATAGATTTTAAACCGTCAATAACTTCTTGAAACTTATCGGCACGGGTCTTATGCTCCGCAACATTTTGTCCAAGCACATCCACAATATCGTCCAGGATTACATCCACTGGAGCATCAGTATCAAAGTATTGTTGGATTGCTTCGGAAAGATATCTCCTCCGACTCCATTCCATACTGTAGGGTTTGTAGTCCATGACGATAGAGTATTTGCTAGGTATTATAGGGTCTTTAATCTTCATTGTCAAGCTCTCTCAAGTAATCAGTCCACCAATCAGGATCTTTCTGCATTTTCCAGTTAGGAACATCAAGACCACGCTCAAAATACCACTGCCAGATTGCCTGCTCAATTATTTCTTTTGTTTCAATAATCTTCGCCTTCCTCATCAGAGTCTCCATATGGGTCTTCCACATAAGGTCCGTGTGGTCGTTTGGCGTCATCTCTGACATACTTCTGCTCCATATTAACAGTAGCAATCCATACTGAGAGTTTCATCACTAACCATATCGTAAAAAGGGGTAAAAAACAGAGTGATAAAATTATAACATTTTTCATACAAATACATGCGATATTGCATTAAAACTAACAACTATTCGGTTATCCATACTATTATCAAAGGAACCATGTTTCAACCAACCAGGAAATAGTATTAGGTCACAATTCTTTGGTTGTATCCAAAAAGTTTCATAGTTGTACCAGTTTCTCTCCAAGTAGAACTGGTTTGAAATATATGGGTTTGGTGTTGAGAAGTTTAGTTTTCCCCCCTCTTCAGTTATATTTAAGTACAAAGCACCAGAAACTTCAGCATTTGGATGCGTATGATACTTCAATACACTATTAGAGTTCTGTATATTTGCCCAGGTATTAAAAATCTTAAGAGGTGGCAAACCAAATATCTTACCATACTCATTTACAGACTGCTCTAAACGGTTCAGTAACTGTTTACCTAAGTCCTTATTGATTTCTTTCTTGTAGTAGTGTGTAGAAGAAGCGTCACCAGACAGTGCTGAATGTTGATGATACTTTGCATTTTTTAGTTTGTCACACAATCTTACCCTTTCTTCATCATTGATGAAGTTTGAAATATGTGATACTGGAACAGGAAATGCTTCTATCAGTTTCTTGTCTTCGTCATTCATTCTTCAATCTCCCAGCATTTTTGGAACTTATCTCTCAACTCATTGATTTTAACATTATGTTGAAACTCCATAATGTGATCTTTTATTTCCTTCTCCTCATCAGTAAAGTCCATACGATATTTAAGTTTAGTATCAACAAGACGCACCATTTCCATATAGAACTCAGTGCCTTTGTGAATAAACTCTTCGTAGGTCATTCAAACAAACCGTTATCTTTCATATACTGAAGTGTTTCTTTCATACCACCAACATGCTTAAACCCAATATTAATTTGAGGGTATTCAGCATCAGAACCAAACTCTGCTTCAAATCCTCTTTGAGTGAAGTGTTGGTTCAACTTATATTCAAGAAACTCACCACCAAGTGCTCTTAAGAGCATACCAATACGCTCACACTCTTGACTTCCGTTAGAATAAATTACTGCTGTTTCAGTCACGCTGCCTCCAATCAGTTTCGTCATCGTCTCTCTTAAACCAGTCAAGAAGATCGTCTGGACTATCAAAACCACGACGACCAAATCGCTCATGTCCTAAACCACCAATATCAAGTTGGTTCATAAAGTCATCCATATCGTCCATATCAGGATTCTCTGCTCTTCTTCTTGCCTGACGAAGTATTGTTGCAGCAGAACGATTAGACTTAGCAAGTTTTTCTGCCCAAATCATATCTTCCAAACTCACTTCTTCGTGTAGAACAATCTTCTCACAAATTGCTTCAAGACGAAGACGATATTGCGTAGAGAGCATACTTTACTCCTGGTATGGTCTATTTATTTTCATCAAAGTATTTCTGTAACTCTTTAGCGAGTTTCATAGAACGACGCCACATTAGATATTTTACCACAGGATTACGGGGATTGTGCGTAATCCACCACCACTGACGCTGAATGTATGCTTTTGCTAACCTATACACATAATAAAAAGCAGCGGCAACGCTCTCATCAGTTACGATGAAATACGCAGCCACTGCGAAAACAAACAGTAGAAATAGTTGATAGTTCATGTACTAAACTCCTCACCTCTACGGGAGTTTAGATACTCAAGAACTTCTTGTCTCCATTCAAGTAACTCATTGTAACACTTTTGGTTGTGAGCACACTGTCTCAACTCATGGTCTGGTTTCAATACACTTTCAATAAACAATCCAAGAGCATCCTTGCGTTTTTGTTCTTTGTTCATGAGTTGCTTTCAGTTATAGTATTTAAACTACTTCTTCTTGGACTTTTTGATTTCCTTAAGAATGTAGCTCTTGGCGGCAGTATAGTTTCGTGCTTCATGAACAACAGAACCATTGTTAATGATAGCAAAACCTTTAGAACCAATGATGGGAACCGCTGCCCACATTCCATCATTGGTTACATAACCTTCAGGATCTCCTGTCTTTGGGTCAAGAATACCAGGACGATCGATGAAAGGTTTTTGAAATTTACCCATTAGAATACAGCGGTAACGCCAATAACTTTAGCATTAGGATTACGGGCAAGTGCTACCTTTCGTGCTTCTTGATAGTCACGACAGATTACTTCCTCATAGAAGACTTGACCAGCAACAAAGAGTTGAACTCGGCACTTCATGGTAGTTTCCTTTCGGTGTTGGTATTATAGCAGAAAAGTCAGCGACGCACAACAGATACAGCAGGCAAACCCTGTTGGAAAACGGTGTCTACGACCGCTTGGACGCTCTTGGCGGTGCTGATGCCCACCTTATCGTAGACAGGCACACAGACGAGTCCAAAGGTCTTCTGAGCGCCTCCAAGACGGATCACACGCCCGATAGACTGAGAGATTCCAATGTAGTCCATGTTACGCATAAACAGGACTGCCTCAAGTCCAGAGACATTGATACCTTCAGACAGAATAGAGTGGTGAAGAACCACAAACTTCTTGGAAGGATCTTTGCCCCAAGCATTCAGGGTATCAAAGAATACTTCACGGTTGACTTTCTGACCGTCAATAACACCACCAGTCTTAGCAGTGATATACATGCAGGAATAACCACGCTCAGTCAACTCCTTACGGAAGTCAGACTCACTCAGCAGTTTGATAATCTGTTTGGTAGAACGAGCACAGATCAGAATCTTACCCAGATCATTGTCGTCAATAGTATCCAGAAGATTCTGAGAGTCACGGTCAGCAATCATCTGTTTGTCCTGAACCATCTCAAGTTGCTTCACAACAACCTTAGGAGGAAGAATGTAACCTTCCTCAACCAACTTAGGAGCAGGAACATTACAGATGACTTTACCGTAGACTTCTACATCATTCATCCCAGGCTTGGAAACAGTAAGAGAATGCTTAGGAGTAGCAGTGAAGAAATAGCAGCGGTTAGCAGTAGAAGAGAAGTGCTCCGTAGCAGGGAAAAAGTTACGTTGGACGGAATTGTGCGCTTCATCAAAGTAAATGCAGTCAACGTTGATGTCCGCCTCTTGAAGACGGGGCAGAGAGTGATAGGTAGTGAAGATCAGTTGCTTGCGATATGCTTGCTTAGACCAGTTGTGAATAATAGCAGGGCGAGTGCTGCTGAAGTGATGAGTCTCACCACTATGAACGTGCATCACAGCAACATCAGTGTGAAATTCAAGAAACTCAGCAGAGAGTTGCTCGGCAAGCAGGATACGAGGAGCAACTACAACAATGACTCCAGCATCATAAGCATTCAGATAATCAAGAGAATCCTTGATCATGCACATAGTCTTACCACCGCCCGTAGGAACGATGATTTGACCCTTCTCAAACGCCAGCATAGCGTCAGTAGCATCCTGCTGGTGGGGACGGAGTTGCATCACTTCCTCATCGACGATAGACTTATTATAGCACGGAGGGGACTCTACCGATGAACCCTGTGCCAGTTTCATAACTGTCCCTTTAAGAGCTCATACTCTCATCTTCAACCGGGACAAAGGTAGTCTACAGGGTTTTTATGAGTTCGTCAAGTGTTTTCTTTCCAGTCACTAATATGACTCAACTCATGCTTAGTTTCCTCATCAAAACTATCAACAATAGTTTCATATTCATCCTCTGCCCATTTTCTATCTGATTCTTCCCATTTACCTAAGGGACAAGAAGCAGCAGAGAACTTTACTTTAGCAGCAAGAAAGCAACCACATTCTTTACATCTGTGTTGAATATCATCATAGGCAGGACAAGCCCTACAGGTGTTTATTCTTGCTCTCTGGATACCTTCAGACACGGCAACAGATGCTGTACCTTCAGCAAATGCTTTTCTTGCTATCTGTAGAGCAAAAGAAGCTAAGTTCTTACCTTGTTGTGATAAAGAAGGATACTCGTTTTCCATTACAAACCATCATCTAGTTTATGTATCTTACTTCAGACCAAGGTATGCAGAGTCAACTCCATTAGCAGTATCAATAGTATATCCAGAACCTGCTACTGCTCTACCTGCCGTTCCTCCTAATGTACCTGAAGCACCTGCCAATCCATTTGTGCGGTTTCCGTTAACACCAGTATTTCCAGTATCACCATTTTCACCATTTTGTCCCCAAGTTCCACCATCTCCACCATCTCCACCTTTTCCACCAGCTCCTGCATTAGTTCCACCAGCAGAACCACCTACACCAGTTCCACCAAATGTTCTGGACTGTAGGTAACCTTGACCCAATCCGCCATCTGCGCCATCACCGCCAGCACCACCGTCTGTATTAACAGTATAAGATACTGTTCTATCATAGAAACAGCAGAAACATTCTCCAGGGGTTCCTAATGCTCCACCACAGCAGTTATCTCCATTACCTTGTCTGCCGCTACAATACTGTCCACCGGGGCAACCACAATTACCAGGACCACCTCTACTATATCCAGTTCCTACTCGTTCTGTATAACTGACAGTATATTGACCTCCACCACCTGTTCCACCATCTCCACCACCTCCGCCGCCACCGCCGCCGCCGTAGACTTGTGCAGAGGCACCAGAAGTCCTTACAGTAACTGTTCCGGTACTATTTGTGTTGATATAGAGAGCATCACCACCATCTCCACCATTTATCGTTTCTGTTCCTGCAGATCCTCCATCACCAAGTATTACTCCAGTGATAAGAAGTAATACATTATAAACGGCAGTAGCATTTAGACTTGCTGCTGGTGTTGATGTAGTTGTTGACCCACTGGTTCCAGATAAATAAACTCTTTTTTCAATATTATATTGTAAGTTTGAATTCCAGAGTGAGGATGCTGCAATATTTAAGTTTAAATCTGTGTCAGATCCTTGTGTTAAATCATAATATTTTATAGAATTTCTAAACTGGGATAATTTTAAGTTACTTGATGTTGATATTCCACCACTCAAGGGTCCAGAAGTTCTATTTTCAGTACAATCTGGAACTATTGGTTCTGCTGTATTAACATTCGTATTTCTTCTAAGTTCAGATGCTTTTATGTTTCCTGATGATGTCCTCTTAAAGTTAGTTCTTAGGGAACTAAAAGATATAGATCCAGAAGCATAAAAAGGACCTGTTTCACTTGTTGTCGTTCTTGTTAAAGACATTAGAATAATCGAAGTGAAGTTGAACCAACACCTGGTACAGTAAATATAACTCTGCTTGGTGATGTTCCATAGGTTATCTGAACAAACTCAGTTCCAACACCACTACTAATAAATCCACTAGTAGAACGAACTGAGAATGATGTAACATATCCACTAGCAACGTTCATTCCATCCGTCAATGTTAATGTATTTGCACGAATACCATTATTTACAGTTAAACCAGTATCTTGGAATCCAGAGTCAGTTCCAACACCAACATTAGTTCCTAATCCAACAAAACTAGAACCATTAAAGTTTGCACTTCCAGTTACCTTCAGTGTACTGATAGTACTAACTCCAGAAGTGGTGTAGATGTTTGATGTTATAATAGGATCTAGATTTAAAGTTCCACTAATAGAACCAGCAACAGTTAAGTTACCACCAAACCAGGCATTGCCCGTAACTGTTGATGTACCAACAACATGTAACTTATGGGTTGGAATCGTCTGGTTAATACCAAGATTACCATCCCATGTTAGGGTCATTCTTTCGGAGTTAGTCTGACCATAAATCCACTTAAAGTTTCCAGTGCTACCAGCACCAGTACCATTGTGGAGTACAGTTCTAATATCTCCGGTATCATTGTTGATTAACTCTAGAGTCTTGCTTAAGTTACCAAATCTTAAAATAGCATTGCTGTTCCCAATACCTATAGACTGACCAATACTAATTCTAGATTGACTATCAGTAGAGATAACCTCAAGTAATGTAGCATTTGACTTTCTAATTTGGAAGTCTGATGTTGGTTCTGCTGTTCCTACTCCAATTCTTCCAGAGTCTAGTGCTGCAAAAGAAGTTCCACCAGTTCCAACGTGCAATAGTTTGGTAACAGTAGTGATACCAGATGGTGTTGCTGTAACTTCAATAGAATCTACTACAAGTTTAGATGCAGTTACTACTCCAACAGTAATATTTGGAGTTCCAATTAGTCCTCTTGCGGTTGTAGCAATACCAACGACATTTCCAGTTAAATCGCCAACAAATGTTGTTGCAGTAACGATACCACTATCAACAGTAACTGTACCTACTTTTAGTGATGTGAATGTTGAAACTCCAGTAGAATAAACATCACCAACTAAACCACCTCTGAAAGTCCCATAGAAGTCAGATGCTGTTATGATACCAGTTGCCTTAATACTTCCAGTTGAGTTAATACCAATACCATTTTGCGTATTTGGATTACCTCCAATTTGAAATACATATCTTGGATCTGTTGTTGCTACGCCAACATTTCCAGCAGCGTAAATGCTAGTAAATCCTAAACCAACATCAACATCAACCCACTGTGACGTTGGAAGGTTACTTAGAGTTGAACCATCACCATAAAATGAAACTACACCAGATACTGCCGTAACAATACCGCTAGAACTGATTGATAGGTTACCAATAGAAGCGGAGGTTAAAGTTGTAACACCACTTACATTTAATGTTTTACTATGAAGTTGGTCTGCTGTTGCTAGTCCAACAACTTTGGCAGTTCCTCTTACGTCCAAAACTTCAGTTGGAATCGTGGTGCCGATTCCAACCAAACCGTTTGAATTTACAACTAAGTTATCATAATCAACCTGGACGCCATTACGAAAATTAAACGACTTTCTATAATCTGCCATCTTAGACGGTTTTTAAGTTATTTATGATTCTGGTCGTCAACCTTTCTAGAAAGTTCTTTAATAGCCTCAACCAGTAGAGGAACAATCTTATGGTAGTCAACCGCAAGGTAACCATTATCTCTAGTTGTGACTGCCTCTGGTAGAATCTTCTCAATTTCTTGAGCGATAAGACCAACATCATGACCAGTCTTGTTGGACTTTTCATTCCAATCAAATGTGTTACCACTGATTGATAGAACCTTTTCTAGTGGATTATCAATTCTAGTGATGTTATCCTTCAATCTTTCGTCAGAAGACCAGAAAGCAGTAATATCATCAGTTACGCTCAAGATACCAGTGATTGTTGTATTAGTTTGGATTGCAACAAGAGTGCTTCCACCATTTGCATTGAGTTTTAGATTTCCAGACTGAGTATCAATAGTATTGTCATCAGTAACGGCAATTTTAATGTTACCAAAACTACCAGCGGAAGAAACTAGAGTAGATGAAGAATCAATAACTAGATTTCCACTTACGGTTAGGTTTCCAGTTACATTAGCATTTCCACCAACATTCAAGTTCTTCGCAATACCAACACCACCACTAACTGTGACTGCACCAGTACTGAAATCAGTTGACTGTGTAGTATCAGTTACTTTTAGTGGTGCAGAAATAGTAGTTGTATCATTAATTTTAACTTCTTTGTTGAACTTAACTGGACCATCAAACTGAGACAGAACAGTACCAGAGTTTCCACCTTCAACTAGAAGTCTTTGCTTAACAATAACTTCATCAAATACAACACTCAAACTAGAAGGATCTTCACCAGTTATTGTTGGTACTGGAATATCAAATACTTCTTCTTGACCAGTAGCAGAGTTAATCTTCTTATTACCAATGAAGAAGTCGCCAACGCTGTTCATACCAGTATAAACAACGATACCGCAGTTCTTCTCTTGTGCTTGTGCGAGGTAGTCTTCCTTATCACTCAGACTCTTGACCTGAACTTGTGGAAGTGCAGTTGAATAGTTACCTGGACCATAACCAAGATATTCAAATGTATGTCCAGAAGCACGTAAGTATGAAGGTCTACGGAACTCAATAGCCTTAGGTGTGATCTTCTTAATAAGAGCACCACCAGAATGGTTTTGCTTCAGAGTTCCTAAAGCACCACGAATAACACTGACTTCATTGTTACCAGAACCAGCAAGAGTGCTGGTTACAACTCTCATAATCTCATCATCAACTTGGATATATGAACCAAGTTCAAATCTATTGGTAGTTGAAATACCAGAGTTTGTAGTTTTAATATGAAGTGTAGTCTGATTGGAGATATTAGACTGAAGAATAGCAGTCTCGTTTCCGTAGAAGAAGAATCCTCTTGCTCCAAGATTCTCACCATCAACATCAGAGGTCTTATCATTGGAAGATAGACCATGCTTCAACAGATACTTAGGAGAAGTAAGTGATGCACTCGTCTTAGCACTAACTGTTGTGGTTGTGATACCAGTAACTAGATAGTCGCCTAAGTTTTGATCTGTAGAGTTCTTAACGGTGAGTCTATTACCAACCACAAAACCATGAGGTTCAGACATTGTAAAGGTGGTAATACCAGTTGCTGAAGTAAATGCTGAAGAAGAAACAGTTAGTTCAGGTGCAATGTTCAGTAGATATTGCCCTTGAACAATTCTTGGATCCTTATCAGTAATAGCAATAGCAACTTGATTTTTAGCAGGAACACCAGTAATACGATAGTATCCACCAGCAGTTGTTCCAATACCTGTGATTTGAACGGTATTACCAATAACTGTTGAAATACCAGCAGTTGTTACAGTTAAACCAGCGCCTACTCCACCACCAATTCTTCCAGTATCAAAGTCTAGTTCTTCGCCATTTGTATAACCAGAACCACCAACAGTAATATCTACAGAGGATACAGCATTACCAGCAACTGTTACAGTGGCGGTAGCGCCATCCCAAGTTGATGTTCCATTATTAAAGAGTTTTACATTATAGTAAGTTCCATTGGTATATCCACTACCACCAGTAAAGGAACTATAAGTTACAATTCCATTAAAACCATGCTCTCTAGCGAATGTTAAAGTTGCAACTCCAACAGTTGCACTTGGGAATGAAGTTGTAACTCCAGTGATAGGAAGACCAATACCAAGAGCTGGGAGTAAAATATCAACAGTTTCTCTTGTAAGACTCTTCTTAAGATCATCAGTTACAACATCGCCAATAGGAGATCTCTTAGCGTATGTTTTACTTGAGTTTGGATTATCACTGATATTATCTCTATCCAACTGTGGATATAGATCTTTAACATTTTGACTATAGGAATGTCCAGTGAATTCAGTTTCAACAGTATTACCAGCATTTAACACATACAAGTGATAAACACCATCTTGAACATCCTTAATATATGGAGAGATGACCTCGTTTCTATAAACATAGAAGTTCTCATTCCAATCATTTCTTTCTAATCTTGGAAGAGCAGTTGTTCTACTGCTTGTATCATTTGTAAATGAACCAGTAGAATGAGTTATACCATAAACATCTGCTGTTGAGTGAGTAAATGTCTTATCATCAACTACAGAAGCAACAGTAAATACTCCATTATATCCCTTATTAACAGTTCCAGCAGTGTTTCCAGTGCTGGTTACATTTCTGATGATAATCTTCTCACCAACTCTTACATTATGTGGTAGTTCTGTAATAACAGTAACTGTAGAAGAACTCGTTGAGCAGGTGCTGATGAATCTTGGGTTTCTGTTATAATCATAGTCAGATGTTGTAATTCCAGTAGCAGTAAAGTCAGCGTTAGATCTTGCTCCAGTAGTGCTGGACTCCTGAATAACAAATCCTTCTTCTGGATCCTTTGCATTATCAAACTCTTTTGGAACTACAACTCTAAACTTATAGAGTTTCTCATCAAGACTTCTTGGATCTTCTGTTCTATTAAAGAATGATGGATTTGATGCAGAACCAAGAGTTCCAGTTCCTAGAGTATTAAATGCTGTGTAGATAGCATTATTATGGGATGAATGAATAAACCAATTGTTATTTGCAGCATCAAACTGAATAGGTGAACCAATTTCACCAGCAGCCTTATCACTTACTCTACTAATAACTTTAATATTCGTTCCACCATATAGTGTAATGAATGCACTATTCTCAGCATTCGTTGCTGAAGATGCTATCTTAATTTGAGTTGAAGACTCTTTAATAACATAATAAATGGTGTGTGGATTAATATTCTCTGGTAGGTCTCCACTATCACTGATGAGTAGAATCTTTTCACCAGTTAGTAAGTTATGTGTTCCAATAGTCAGAACGCTAGATGAAACGCTACTTACAGAGTATTGTTTAAATGAACTAGATGTTCCTAGAGCAGAGGTAATACCAGATGTGCTAATGGCATTATCAACCATTAGGATATTTGCACTGTAGGTAGTTCCAGATCCAACGAACGATAGTTGATCGTTCAGTTTAGCACCAACTCTATAACCTTGAACAAGAACTGGTGGAGCAATGTTCTTATCATTGTAACCATAAAGATATAGATGGCTTGAAATACCAACAGAAGTTGTTAAACCAACATCTAGTTGTACCCAGTCAATACTCTCTTCTGTCGCTACAATTGCTTTTGGTGTAATAACAGAAGTAATAAATGCTTTATTGTCCTTCGCAAATGCTTCTGCCTTAAATCCTTCTGCGTTCAGTGAGAACTGACCAAAGTTTGAGTTAGAGTTTGTGATACTGAAGTCAGCACCAGTTCTACCATCAAAGTGATATGAAAAACCAATAGCAAATACAGAGACGACCTGAATAAAGGCATCGTTCGAACCTTTAATATGACTAGATTCCCATCCAGTTCTATAGAGAGCATCAGAGTCTAGGTGATAAACTTTATTAGAATCTGTAGATGAAGATTCACTTGAAAGTGATGCACCAGTTACTTTAGAAACCGTAATACCTTCATACGCTCTAGAAGACTCATTATACTTAACAAATGCTCTGTCGTCTTTCTGTAGAGAAACAGCAGTAAACTGAGCAACAACCATCGAACGGAAACCAGATGCCTTAGCACCATCGGCATGAAGACCGTTCATACCATAAACTGAACGCAAGGAACAGTTAAAGATATATGGAGAAGCACCACCAACAGTATCAGTCTCGATAGTAACTGTTGCTCCAGAAGCACTAGGAGAAGCAGGAAGATTGTTTCTTACAAATGGTAGTAGATAAGTAAACTGAGTTTCGCTGCTTACACTTTGAACTGTGGTTGATACATTATAGTCATCAACACTTACACCTTTAACTTTGATAGGTGTACCAGTTGTAAGACCATGTGCTGTAGATGTAGTAACTGTAATAACACTACCAGGAGTGAAACTATCTCCAGAAATAATGGTAGAGATATTAACTGGGTCAGCAGCAAATGCGCCAACAATTTCCCACTCAGAACGCTTCTTAGCAAAACCTAGTGGTTCAGCTGGCCACTTCTGGTCAATATTTCTGCCAGTTTCCGAATTAAATGCATTCGAAAGCTTGCTATAATACATGTCGAGGTCTGTAATGGAATATCCAGTAGGGATATTCACACCATCAGCATACTCAAAACAAGTTAGTTTGTGGTGAGAGAATGTTGGTTTTGACTGATTACCAGAACCAAAGTTTGATGCATCAGTATATACTAGACCACTCTGGTCACCATCAAAGATAGAAAACTGCCAGAAGTAACAAGCACCTGTGATTCTGAAAATAGAAGAACCTGCTACATTAGTATCAGTTGGGTTTGGTACATACTTAGGACGAATCTTAGTCTTTCTAAGGTCTAAACCAACAATTGAAGTACCTCTAGGTACAACAACACCACCATGAATACTATTAAACTTATAAAGAATATTTTCTTGCTGCGTTAGATCAAATACTGAAGATGATGTAAGAGTTAATTCTGTAGATGCTACGGTCTCTGAACCAGCTGGAGATACGGCAGTAGCAGTTCCACTTACATCTTTAATAGCATATCCAGGTCTATTATCAATGACGTGTTCGCCAGGAAATAAAAGAATTGTAGTTTTCTCTACAATATCATTATCACTTCCCCTCAAATATGAGAATCTCGCTGCCTCTAGCAGTGCTCTCTGAATCGTTTTGAAAGGTTTTGTTAACGAATTACCTTGATTCTCGATAGAATCGGTAGCATCAAGGTCACTTGGGTTAACATAGAGAATACGCCCTTCAGTATTCTTTATGAAATTTTCCAGTTTGTTTAAAGGCATCGGATTATATACGCCAATATATTTCTATGTTTTATTTATCAACCCATCAAATCTTCCTCATCGTGATAATATTCTAGTTCATCAGGCATATCTTCAGGGTTTTCTAGTTCTATCGGGAACATACAAGGATGCACTTCCTCATCTATAAGGTAGAAAGAACTTCTGTATAAGTCGTCTGGTTCAAATGATCTTTCTTTATCTGCTAGTCTCTTAAGATCATCATCTTCCAAATGCCCATCAGGCATCTCATCAAATGTGAATGGGACTTGATTAATGAAATACATTTTCACTATCATGCTGCCTTCGTTATACCAGCAGTACGCAGTGTCTATTCTATAAGACATAGGCTTCACTCCCGTATCTTATATTTATTTTTATACCCACAGTCGGATTCGAACCGACACTGGAGGAGTTTTAAGCTCCCTATCTCTGCCTGTTGGATTATGCGGGCGTAGGTGCAGGTTGCGAGGATCGAACTCGCCTTCGCAGAATTATGAGTTCTGAGCATTCTACCAGATTGCTAAACCTGCTTTATGTAATTGGGAAGAACATTGCCCTTCCCATACGACGCTACGGAAGATACCCGTAGTAGAAGTTGGCGTCTTTTTAGGCTATCTGCCTAACGACTACCAATAGAAGTGGGTGGATTCGAACCACCTCAAAGCCGCTAATCTGGCGGAAAGAGTTTATAAGACTCCTCTGACTACCAAGTCTCACTTCCTAGATGATGAACTTACTGAGCTTCGTTGTTTAACTCAGTGTGTATTCGTATAAGTTCATCATCGGCAGGCATCATAACTGCTGCCTTACCATCTTCTCCAATGATACCAATGTGCTCTCCTTGTTCTACTCGTTCTAGGAGAGCATCAAAGTTTTCTTCCCACTCTTTTACAGTAAACACTTCCATTATTATTCTACAGCAATATCAGCGTATTCGATTTGATGAGGTTCAAGGTTAGCAGTAACAACTTCCAGGACATTCATAAACTCCTGAACAGTTTCACACTCTACCATTTTCTCATTACCTTCATCACTAATGAGAAGGAAAGAGCGAGTGCAGACATCAATAACAATGCCCAGGACAGATTCTTGTGCGGTTCCCATTGGATGTTCCGTTGATTACCTGAGTATTATAGGGGGTCTGGGTCCTGGTGTCAAGGGGTCTAGGCAAAAAAAGAGAGGGTGCTAAGACCCTCTCTAGTAACCACCAACTCATCTCTCCCACCACAGAGAGGGTCTTCATTCCCAAAGATACAAGGATTTGAAAGACTTGATTATTATAAAGGATTATTTGGGGATTGTCAAGTCTAGTAATTTTTTAATTTAGAAAATCAATTTGCATACTGGGTATTTCTTTTTTAATCCATGAAACTAAATCATTAATTTCAGGACATAGATCACATAAGTCATCATCAATGATACCAAAAGAAGGGTATAAAGATTTTACTGTACCTAAATTTGGTATCTCAGTTTCATTAATTGATTTTTCTTTCCCTATCAGACCAAAAGACTTCACATAAACATTAGATAGTTCATAGTTTTTTACTCTATCTAAATTAAAGTGATCACATACTTTATCCATAGTTTCTTTTTTATTCTCAAAAAAACTATTTGATTCTACCCATAAGACATCACCAATATCACTTATCCATTGAACATTATTCAACCACATAAAAGTAATTTTCTCAAGATCAGTTGTAAACTGATATTCCTTTAAAGATGGGTGACAATGTTTTAGATGATGTTCATACTTTGTAGATACAATACGATTAATATAGTTTGATGATTTTATTTTAAACAGATGATGTTTTAATTTCCTATACAAGAAAACTTTTTTACCCGGTAGTTGATGTGAAAACGGACACCATCCACTTCCAAATTTAATAGTGGCATCATCAAGTTCCAACTCACCATTTAATAACCTAGAAGACCATGATGGTTCGCAATAAACAGTTGTAGAATTCGCCAATAATGTTGCCATTAAAGTAGAACCACAGTGAGATGTGTGGTAAATTTGATTAATTTTCATGTGCTTTTTGATAATCAATACCAAAGAAATGAGATATACAATATCTACCATTTCCAGAATAATAATCTGTATCTTCTATACTTACCCACTTAACTCCATGAGTAACATATGATGGTAACAGAATTAAACTATTGTTCATACATTTAAATTCATAATCACCATACTCTGGAAAAAATAATTCACCACCCGTAAACTTTCTAGGTTCTCTATTGAAATAACTGAACGCTAAAAAGTCATGATTTATATCAGTATGGGGAGCATAATAGTCTCCATCATGATAATATCTAACTTTTGTGTAGCAATAATTAGTGTTTAGAATTTTTTTATGTTGTGGAAACCTATCATAAAAGATATTCAAAAACCCATGATTGAATAACTTTTGAGTTACCGTTATAATATTGGAAAGATTTTTATCATTATAAGAGATATCTAATTGTATAGACCTAGATTTAGTTAAAATCTCTCCTGTTTCTGGATGAACTGCTCCATGAATGTATCCAGGAAGAACCTTCAACTTGTTTCCAATCTGAAATAGATTCATCCCATTCATATTGATGAGTAGTCATTGGTTTTGGAAATGGTGGTCTCCATTTTTTTCTTTCTGGATCATACCACCATAAAGGATGTGGTTGAGGTAAAATAAATTCATCAAATTCTTCATTATATAAAGAACCATCTAAAACAACTCGATTATATTCTTCATCATAATGATATCCTGGTGGAATAAAAACTTGATGAACTTCATCATAGAAGTCACCTATCCCAGCATACTTATATCTAAAATTTGAATTATAAGAAGTTTGAACCCACTTTGTATCTTGTCCTAATAAGTTTTTATTGAATTGAATTCCAATCTCTTCTGACTCATTTCCATTTTCATCCAAAATATCAGAGTTATTGACTACTGTTACTTGAAGTACTATATTATTTTCATCTAGTTCTGCGAAATGTGCCATAATTATTACTATATTAAGTTACAGAGAATGTACCATTTGCGGTGAAATCGTGAATAGTATAAGGAGATCCACCAACAGTCGCTGTTGTTACAGTTCCTCCTGTTGCTCTTTGTGTAGATCCAGCATAGCGAACGATGACTCTTCCTGATCCACCAGAGAAAGTACCTGCAGGGCCCAAGTAATTTCCGATAGCATTTCTAGCACCACCCCCTGTATTAGAAGCAGGTGATTGAGTCGTGGTTCCATCACCATTATTTCCGACACTACTCCATCCGGCACCACCCCCTCCAAAAGCAACTGTTAGTGAAGTCCCTCCTCTAAAAGTTGCTAAATCATAACCAGGTCCTCCAGCACCACCGACAGGATATGGTCCTGGACTACCAGCACCACCTTTTCCTCCACCACCTCCTGCTCCCCATTGCGCGTTACTAGTGGATGATCCACCAGAATTTCCTTGACCAGAAGTTCCGGATCCGCCGGCGCCACCACTGCTACCACCACTTCCAGATCCACCAGGTCGGCCTGTCCAGGCTACACCAGTATCACTTGCTGCTCCATATCCACCACCAACAGCATTAGAAGCACCAGTAAATGAAGTTGGAGATCCATCGGCAGAACCACTTCCACCTCCACCAATTGTGACTGTAGAACTGCTTCCAGGATTTAATGTTGCCGAGTAAATATATAATCCCCCAGCACCACCCCCGCCGCCTCCATAGTAATTTGGCCAATAAACATCGTCATCTCTAGCAATAGGATTAATTGCTAGAAGAGATGATGCTCCACCACCACCACCCATCATAAGAACTTCAACACTCAATGGTGATGAAGATGATCCCATAAAAAATGATTGAATAATAGACATATTATGTTAATCCTGCTCCAAATATTACAAATGTATTAGACCCTACACACAAAATTGTACATACTCCATATTGTGCTAATGTTCTGTTTCCTGTATTTGCCGTTCCTGCTGAACGTAAAGTAGTAGATGCTCCTTGAGTAATTGTTTGATTACTACCAGAATTATTATATATAGACACCGCATCTCCAACATTAAACACTGAGTTTGGAACAGTAACTCCACCAGTAGTTATTGATATATGCTTTCCAACATCACCAGATACCAAAGTGTATCCTGTTGTTTGGGAATTTTGAGGAATTGTTGATGGTCCAGCAACACCTTGTGCACCCTGTGCGCCAGTAGCACCTGTGGAACCTTGAGCACCTTGAGCACCAGTAGCACCTGTGGAACCTTGAGCACCTGTAGATCCTTGTGCTCCTTGAGCACCAGTAGCACCTGTGGAACCTTGAGCACCTGTAGATCCTTGTGCTCCTTGAGCACCAGTAGCACCTGTGGAACCTTGAGCACCTTGAGCACCTGTAGAACCTGTTGCACCCTGTGCACCTGTTGCTCCTGTACTTCCTTGTGCTCCAGTAGAACCTGTTGCACCCTGTGCTCCAGTTGCTCCAGTAGAACCTTGAGCACCTGTTGAACCTATACTACCTTGAGTTCCTTGAGCACCAGTAGCACCTTGAGCACCTGTAGATCCTTGAGCACCAGATCCAGTGGCACCTTGAGCACCTGTAGATCCTTGAGCACCAGCGGTTCCTTGAGCACCAGCGGTTCCTTGAGCACCAGATCCAGTGGCACCTTGAGCACCTTGAGCACCAGTAGTACCTGTGGAACCTTGAACACCTTGTGCTCCAGGGTCTGGTATTCGTTGCCAGGCAGTCCCATTCCATTGCCACCTACGCCCATTGGCGACATAATAATCGTTTAAACTAGGGCTGGATGGAAAATCTAGCGCCATTTATTACAAACTTTTTGATTATTTATTCTAGATTATAAGTACCGAATAATTTGAGTAGCAGAAGCATCTGATATTGAAAGTGATGATGTGCTTGATGATCCAAGTGTTCCAAAGGATAGACTTGGTGTTGAAGATGTAATAGTTGGAGTAGAATCAGTTGTTGTATAAGATGCTAACGTAAATCCACCATACGTTCCAGTAAAAGAACCATCTATTGGAAGTTTTGCTACCATATGATCCCAATTTCCAGCAGTAGACTGATTCATACCAACAAAGTAAATACTATTTCTAACAACATAAAGATGGTGAGAATTACTTTGTACAAAATTAGTTGAATGGGATATAGATCTCTTCCAAGAAATGTTTCCATTGGATTGGTTATATTTAAAAAGAAAAGACCTGAGAACAACTGATGGACTTGTTTGTAGAAGAGATCCTCCAACGTAAAGATTGCCATCATCATCCAAAGTCATTGCTGTAGCATAGATTCTACTTTCAGAGCTATGCTTAATCTGCCATTGAATTACGCCAGAAGAATTTGTTTTCAATACATATCCATCATTATTACTATCAATAGCACCCACAAATATATTTCCACTACTATCAACACATAATCCTCTAATTCCACTATTGGAAAGTATTGTAGAAAACTGTACCGTCTTTTGAAGAGTTCCCGATGAATTGAAATGAGAAACATTATTACCAAATCCAACATAAACATCATCAGTTGTTCTATCTACAAAAACAACCATTCCAGAGTAACCAGTACCTGATGTTTTAGTCCACTGTAAAGTTCCTGAAGAATTATATTTTACAAGATACATTTGTTCATTACCGGCAGTTGCTGGAGAATTGACGTATCCAGTCCAATAAACATTTCCACTTGAATCACATCTTAAATCATAAGCTACATTATTAGCATATCCTGTTGTAATTTGTCTTTGCCATTGAATTGCTCCAGTCGAAGAGCTTAATTGCATTGTCCAGAACGGTTTGTATAATTCCGATGACTGAGCACCAAAGATGTAAATATTACCACTAGAATCAATATCTATTCCAAGACCATATTCATAATTACCAGCACCAATATATTTTTGCCAAACAATCGCACCATATTCATTTATTTTATAGATAAACCAATCATCATGTCCACCACTTCCCCTATTTGTATCACCAAAACCATAGTAATGTCCATCATAATATACACCAGCAGTACCTCTCTCAAGACTACTATAACCAACACTACTTATCCAATACGAAGAATCTGGATTAACTCCAGGTCCAGCATCATAAACTTCTGTAATTTGAGTAGAATTTAAAAGTGTTGCCCACGCTGCCGATTTATAGTATTTTCCACTAAAGGCACCATCACCATAAACATCAGCACTTACACCATATCCAGTTCTAGATCCTACTGGAGTATTGACAGATTCAGTCTCAGTATAATTATCTTCAAAGGTTCCATTCACATATAAACTAATTACACCAGAAGAATTGAATGTTATAGTTATATTATACAGAACTGAAGTTGAAAAAGTATAGTCAAATGTATGTTCTTCTTGCCATCCTGCTGTATAATCATAACTAGTGTATACAAGTTTTCCAGAAACAAAATAAAATCCAACATATCTTTGACCAGAACTTGGAATTGTATCTACTCCCATTAAAGCTTGTTTTGCAATATTATTGTGTTCATAAGTAACCCAAAATGTAAATGTCATACTACTATTTGGCCAATTCATTTGGTTTTTAGCGCCAATTGCTGGACCAACAAAACCAGCAAGAACTCCAGAAGTATCAGGATTCCAATTATTATTCACAGACATATCCAAATATTCTCCATTAGAATTACTGGATAAAGTTGGATAATAATTATATGGAGTTTCAGTTTGACCAAACCTAGAACCATTACGATTACTAGATCCTGCATTTACAGCAAAGGGATGTCCAGGTGCAAGACTTTGTAAAATATTTCCATTAGGTCTGTTATATATCCCATACACACTACTAATATTATAATAATAAATACAATTCTCCAACGACGGAAGATCATTCAGTTGAGTATTAAATATTGTATATTGTTGTGGATGACCCATTATACAAGACCAGCTCCACTAATGAAAAAAGTATCGGAAGATACGCAAATTACCGTAGCAATTCCTCTTTGAATTAAAGATTTATTTCCTGTAGTAGAAGTTCCTGCAGTGTACATAGTAACACCAGATCCTTGAACTATTGATCTGGTTGCATTTGTGTTATTTACTATGGTTACAGTATCTCCAGCAGAAAATACTCCAGATGGAACGGTGATACTAATTGCTGCAGTAATTGAAATAATTTTACTATTATCTGATGCTACTAATGTATAATTTGAAGACTTTTCATTAAGAGTTAGAGTTCCAGGTGAACCCTGTACACCTTGAGCACCTTGAGCACCAGTAGCACCTACAGCACCCTGAGCACCAGTAGCACCTTGAGCACCTATAGTACCTTGAGATCCTGATGCACCTTGAGCACCTATAGTACCTTGAGCACCTGCCGTACCTTGAGCACCTTGAGCACCAGTAGCACCTACAGCACCCTGAGCACCAGTAGCACCTTGAGCACCTATAGTACCTTGAGATCCTGATGCACCTGCAGCACCCTGAGCACCAGTAGCACCTACAGCACCCTGAGCACCAGTAGCACCAGTAGCACCTTGAGCACCAGCGGTTCCTTGTGCTCCTACTGAACCTTGTGCGCCAGTAGCACCTGTGGAACCTTGAGCACCAGTAGCACCTGTGGAACCTTGAGCACCTTGAGCCCCTACAGCACCTTGAGCACCAGCGGTCCCTTGAGCACCTTGAGCACCAGTAGCACCTGTGGAACCTTGAGCACCTTGTGCTCCAGGATCACCAAGTCTTACCCAAGCAGTTCCATTCCAACGCCAAGTAGCACCATTAGCGTTATACTCATCATTTAAAGTAGGACTAGCAGGAAAATTTAATGCAGCCATTATCTACGGTTTTTAGATATTTATTCTTAGCATGTAATTAGAAATGCAACATTAAATCTGTAACTTTTTTGCCAACCAATCACTTTAGTTAATATTAATTAAGATTTTTATCATCAACAATAAACTACCATTTCCCAACAGGACACGAAGAATTGCTAAGTCTTACCTTAATCGGCATAAAACACCCACACTTCTTACACTGTCTAGTTGGTTTGAAGAAATGTTCGCACTGTAAGCAAAGTTTCATTCTATCAACAGCTAACTGAATTTTTTCATTCATTTTTCAATTGCTCCTCTGCAAGTTCTACGATTAAATCATCATTTTCAAAAATTAAACTTTCTATTGCATCTTCAACAGTAATACTATTTGTTACGACATATTCCTCAATTTTCTTATCCAACTCTTCTTTCAATCTATAATCATCATTTTTCTTGATAAAGTAATCTGCCATTACATATGATATGATAATTTGGTCTTTGTGAAAATTTGGTAGTGGTAAACCGCCATATAATTCAGTTGTAATTGGTGTTAAATCTACATCTGGAACATTATCACTAGTTGATGCTTGAGTTTGAATAGATTTTTCAAAAATTGTATTTGGCAATACAGAATTTTCCTTTCTAGTAGATTGCCTTTCTAAATCTACAGAAACATTCGAATTAATCAAAGTTTGTGGGTCTGGTATAAATTCTGGATCATAATAAGATACTGCGTCATCAACATCTTCTAGAGAAAAATTTTCTCCAATAGGCACGATTGCCCACGAATTATCTTCAAACTCAACCCTGATTTGACCAGGAAGAACTTCTTTGATTATATACTTCATTATGTATCAATAAATTTACAAGTATTTATCCTATTCTACCATTTCTTGTGCCATTTGCAACCCAAGTAACATTTCCATTGTTAACGATATAAAATCCTGCTAAACCACCAGCAGTTCCTGCGGCACCAGACCCATTGTTGCCGTTTGCACCGGTGTTACCAGTATTACCACTGTTTCCGTAAGAACCACCAGTTCCACCTGTTCCACCAGCACCAGCATTTGTGCCACCTGCACTTCCAGAAGAACCAGATGCAGCAGCACCATCATAACCTTCACCTCTTCCACCATTACCACCAGAACCACCTGAGGTATAGTAAGTATTTGTATAGCAATATTTACATACTTTTTCCCATAATGTATAGTTTCTACCATCACCACAAGCTCTTATTCTTCTACATTCATCTTGACAGTTACAAGGGTGTGGTGGATTTAATTGATAACAAGGCATACTGTTTCCGCTACAAACAGTATTTGCCCAATATGATTCTCCAGATGATTGATAATATCCTCCACCACCAGTGCCACCAACTCCTCCTCCTCCACCACCAGAGGAAATAGTGCCACGATTATCAATGAAAATATTAGAGGCACCAGCATTAATAGCATTTCCACCAGTTCCACTATTTGCGGCACCACCAGCACCAAGAATAGAACCCTCATTTACCAAAAGTATTCTTCCACCAAATCCTGACGGAATGTTTAAAGCATAATTTCCTGTGCTCGTGGCTCCAATAGTAACTCCACTAGCAATGACAACTCTTTTATTAATACCTGCTGAATACTTACTTGATCCAAAAAGAGTTTGTAAATTTAAATTCTCTTGATTGGTTGTAATGTGATGAATTAATTCTGAAGATAGTAAATGAGGAACAGATGCAATAGTCATAAATTACAACAATCCGCTACCAGAAATTACAAATTCGTTACTTGCTATACATAAAACCGTTGCCAAACCTCTTTGCTGTAAAGTTCTATTGCCAGTATCAGAAGTTCCAGGAAGTCTTAATGTTGTAGAAGTACCCTGTGTGATTGTTTGTGAAGAAGCGGAGTTATTGTAAATTAATACGGTATTTCCTGCAGTAAAAGTATCAGAAGGAACAGTAACTCCTCCTGCAGTTATACTTATAATAGTTCCAGCGTCTCCTGCAACTAAAACATATGATGAAGATTTTGTGGTTACAGTTAGAGGTCTTGTTCCATCGGATCCTTGAGCACCTGCCGTACCTTGAGCACCTTGAGCACCAGTAGCACCCTGACGACCTTGAGCACCCTGTGCTCCTACTGAACCTTGAGCACCTATAGTACCTTGAGCACCTATAGTACCTTGAGATCCTGCGGTTCCTTGAGCACCTTGAGCACCAGTAGTACCTTGAGATCCTGATGCACCTGCGGTTCCTTGAGCACCTTGAGCACCAGTAGCACCTTGAGCACCTATAGTACCTTGAGATCCTGATGTACCTGCCGTACCTTGAGCACCTTGAGCACCTGCGGTTCCTTGAGCACCTTGAGCACCTGTAGATCCTTGTGCTCCTACTGAACCTTGAGCACCAGTAGCACCTTGAGCACCTTGAGCACCAACAGCACCCTGAACACCTTGATAACCTTGTGCACCTTGAGCACCTACAGTACCTTGAGATCCTGATGTACCTGCCGTACCTTGAGCACCTGTAGATCCTTGTGCTCCTACTGAACCTTGAGCACCAGTAGCACCTTGAGCACCAACAGCACCCTGACGACCTTGAGCACCTTGAGCACCTTGAGCACCTATAGTACCTTGAGATCCTGATGTACCTGCCGTACCTTGAGCACCTTGAGCACCTGTAGATCCTTGTGCTCCTACTGAACCTTGAGCACCAGTAGCACCTTGAGCACCTGTAGATCCTTGTGCTCCTACTGCACCTTGAGCACCTTGATAACCTTGTGCTCCTTGTGGTCCAGCAGTACCTTGAGCACCTGTAGATCCTTGTGGTCCTTCAATAGCATTGCTTGCCGTAACCCATTGAGATGTGTCTGCATCTTCATAGTAAACGTAAAGGTTACCAGACTCACTATTCCACCAAAGATCGCCTGGTTGTGGTGATGATGGAGATGATGTTGATATTTGTACTAGTGTATCAGAACTATTTGCAGATACCCATTGAGAACTAGAACCATCATTATAATATACTTTTAAATCTCCAGTATCACTTTCCCACCATAAGTCTCCAATATTTGGAGAACTTGGAGCAGTATCGCTAATAGTTACAGTCTCACTACCACCAGATGTTTCAACCCACTGTTCACTATTTCCATCCTGATAGTAAAGATATAGTTCACCTACATCACTATCCCACCAAAGATCTCCCTGACTTACTCCACTTGGTGGTTCTGCACTAACAGTAACTCTGGGAGATATTGTAATTGTAGAAATAGATCCACTTGCAATGGCAGTTACACCAGTTCCTACAAAGTTTAGTTTTGATATACTATTGGCAGTTCCAACAAGAAATCCTTCGTCAAAGATACTTATTCCACCAGGTTGTAAACCAGGCTGTTCCTGCCAGTATCTATCATAAGTTGTACCGTTATTAACGGTAATCAACTGATAATACTTATCAGCAAGTGGTATTAATTTTTCTCCAACATAACCTAAGTTGGGTTCGACCTCACCTGGATGAACATATAAATGACGGTCTGAAGATAACGCTTCAGTTCCTGCTATCTTTACTCTACCACTTATATATCGCTGTGTCGGCTTTCTTGTATTATCTGCCATTTCTTATTAAGTGGTGCTATTTTCTAGGAAACTACCAATAAATTCCATTTGTAGTGGACCAACAAGACCGCCGCTTACATATGTATGGATAATTCCATTGGCGCTTCCTACAGTTGTTGTGAATGTTTTCGAACCTCCAACATCACTAGTTATGTTGTCTACAACATAAGACTTTTGTGGACTTGGGAAAATAGTTGTGGTAATACCAGAACCTGATGGGCAGGTCATAGCAATACCAGACATAGTGATATCAGAACCAACAGTAAAGTTATGTGCTGTTAAAGTTGTAATAGTTGAAACACCAGTTGGTTCATCATAAGTTACATTTGTAATCGTTACAATACCAGTCTGTGTTCCAGTGATATAAAGTCTATCTAGAACTGTAGCAGTTTTTTCTAAAACCAAACGACCATCAATAAGAATAGCAGCATCGTTTGGTGGAACTTCAATATTTTTTATAATTCTAATATCTCTTGTATTACCTGTACTTCTACTTTCTCTTCTGTGTATCAGAGTTGTAGTCGGATAGGTTCCAACTCCCACATTAGATACTTGTGCATAGAGTAAAATAGCAGAAGTGCCTGTAGGGACCTCGTATATTTTCTGTTCTCCTGGAGCCACAGGAACAGCGACTGTAAGAAACTTATTGACTGGTGCGATTGCCATCTTATCTTATTATCCTCCCAAAGCAAGTATCAGTGGTGTTAAGTTTGCTTGTATCGCTCTGTTAAAGTCTCTTCCAGAAATAGTAGAGGTAGTTTGGTCAATAGTTAGTCCTTGTCCAATTCTAAAGTTTCCTTTTTGATCTGTGCTGGTGAATGGAATTTGACCGCCATTAATAGCAACTATTTCATTTTCAGGAATAGGCACACCACCCTGGAAGGGGTTTGCTCTATTTATGTCTGTACCAGCACCGATATATTCAAAGGAGTGAGAACTGGTGATGATTCTACTTAGTCTTCTCAGTGAAACACTCACACCAACACCAACAGAATAAGGAACAAATTCATTGAAAGTAACAGTTGTAACACCAGTATTTGTTGGTTCTGTTGCAGTGTTTATAGTGTAAAGTATTGGATCCGTAATCGCTTCGGCAGTTGCTCCACCAGAACCAGAAATGGTGATAACAATATCCTGTTGATTAGATCCACTACCTGCGGGAAGGAAGTTTCTACCACTAGCAATAATATCAATAGAACTAATAGTTCCGGCAGCACTCACATTAGCAGATAGTTCGGCAAGAATTCCTTCAGGACCAAATGGTGCAGATACAGTTACATTAGGAGGAGCTGATGCACTATATCCAGAACCTCCATTGGTAACATTAATTGTTCTAATAGTTCTAAGTGGTTCCATAACAATACCACTCTTTCCTCCAGTATTAACATAATCGTCAAGGTTTATCTTGAAGAAAGCACCCTGACCATCAAATGGTTTTCTTATATTCGATAGATCATCTCTCATATCGAAGAAGGTATAAGTATCTTGTTCCGCAGCAACTGTTGTCCCAGTAGTAATTCCAGTAAACTCATCACCACTGGTTCCATCAGCATACAAACCATAATCACCAAATGAGGAGTTAGAGTTTGTTAGGTCACATTGTCCACCACTACCAGCAAAGATACCAATCTTAGAGTTGATAGTAAAAATAGAAACTAACTGAGCATATGCTTTGTTAGTGATAGAAACGCCAATACCATTTTGGTTATATTGAGTAAATGAGTCACAAACCATACACTTGAGGTCTTGCCCAAGATTATTAGTTCCGGTAAAGGCAGCAGCAACATGGTCTCCGTCTATCTTCATACCAATACTGTTACTCATAAAGTTCGTACAGTTACGAACATATGGAGATCTCCATCTTCCACTTGGACCTTCATTGCAAGGACCAGGATCCAAGAAACCAGATCTAGCACTACCAATACCAGCTGGTGGTGGGAAAGCAACAGCAGCACCAGTAATAGACAATGGTGCAGAATCATCATAAGGATCTTTACTGTAAGCAAAACTCAAACTATCAATCAAACATCCTCTTCTAACATAAAAGACATCATCATTGTTTTGTGGGTAAATAGTAACCAGTCTTAAGTCTTGACCAATAACCGAAACATCAGTTCTTAAACCAATAGGATTGTTCTCAGCATAAACACCAGAGCGAACCATAATAGTATCGCCAGGTTGTGCTGCTTCAGCGGCGGAACCGATAGTTAGTTTTGCTGAACCTTCTGTTCTACCATCATTATCATCGTTACCATACTTAGAAACCCAGATAATGTTTCTAGAGTCAGCACCTGCAGGAGCCCAAACAATCTTACCATTTGGTGCTGTTGTGGTAAAACCAATAGTGGTGAATGCAGATGCACCAAGTTGAATAATATTAGTAACAATACCTGCACAAACAGTAATAGCAGAAACAACATTAGAACAACCGCCTGGATCAGTGTTGAAACCAACAGCAGGGTCGTCTTGTAATGTTAGATCACGAATGAGAGAAACACTATTGCCTACACCCTGATAAGATCTTGGTGCTGGTAAGTTATTGATAACATATCTTGCTACTTGAGCAGCAGTCGTGATAGCAACAATAGTTGCTTCCTTGATACTGTAACCGTTTATATCAGTTCCAGTGATGTGCTGTAGAGTTGCTCCATTATAATAAGACTGACCAGCACCAACACAACGGGAGTTACCACCTCTTGTGATATCATAGGTAATAGCTTTCAGAATATCCTTAATATCATCCTTACAGGAAGTGTAGTCTGCCGAAGATAGGGCAAATGCTGGACTCTTATAGTCTGTACTTGTTAAGAAACCAATAGATTCATTAGCAATGTAGTCTAAGTTTAGTCGTATTAGGTTTGCGGCATCATAGAATCTTCCACCAATAATGTTTCCTGTCGTATCAACTCCAACAGTTGTTAGGACATTTCTTGGAACCTGATACTTTTCAGTTCTAAATCCAACATTATCATTTAGATCATATAATGCCTGCTGGAAGCGAACATCTTTTTGGAAGTCAACTGCTCTTGTTGGAGTTGTGCTGTTGAAACCAATATCACCAGATGCATTAGTAGCAATAACTGTAGCAGCAGATCCAACCTGTAAAGATCCATCAATACCCAAAGCATTGGTTGATGGGTTATATGTAATACCACTATCAACTCTTACAGTCTCACTTGTTTGACTAGTTGAGTTTTCAACAAATGGAATGAAGAAGTCTTGGTTTGTGAGAGTCTCAGTAGTTTGAATGAATGTAGAAATGCCTGCTCTAGCGGCATTTGTTGCGAAACCTGCTACTGTAGCAAATCCAGACTGGATAGCAAAGGTAGCAATACCTGATACTGTAGAGAAACCAGACTGAATAGCAAAAGTCGATATACCAGATACAGTAGCAAATCCTGCCTGAATAGCAAACGTTGAGATTCCTGCTACTGTTGCGAAACCTGCTTGAATAGCAAAAGTCGATATACCAGATACGGTAGCAAATCCTGCTTGAATAGCAAAAGTAGAGATGCCTGATACTGTAGAGAAGCCAGACTGAATAGCGTATGTAGCAATGCCTGATACTGTAGAGAAACCAGACTGGATAGCAAACGTTGAGATTCCTGCTACTGTAGAGAAACCTGCCCTATCTGCATATGTAGCAATACCAGAGTTATTTGCGTATATTGCTGTTGTTGCTGTACCTACAATAAGATTATTATGTACTCTCAGTGGAGCATCTATTCTAACCAACTGAGTAAATGTTGATACCCCAGATACTCTCAGTTCATCCCTGAACCAAGCAATTCCGTTAACATCAAGCTGTGTTTGTGGGGAAATTACATTAACACCAACATTAACTGTTGTGTGAATACCAGCACCATTTCTTATCCAATGGTCTATGATATTAACATCAAGGACATTGGAGTCTGAAGTATTTACTGTAGCATTAACAACGTCTCCACCACTACCATTACCAATGAAGTTAATAGTTGTAAATGAACCAACACCGACGTTTATACCTTCATTTCGTGCGAAGAATCCATCAGTCTTAGCATTTGGTGGTGCAGAAATCCAACGAATACCATTAGCATCGCGGGATAGGAAGTATCCATTATCACCAGGAAAGTTAGCAGAGTCAAAGATATTCCTAACAATACGAATAGAGTTACCAATATCAAGTAGTTGTTCAGGTAACGTGCTTCCAATACCAATATTACCAGCGCGGGATCCAGTAGCAAAACCAACTAAGTAATTAGTTCCGCCATCACTAGTAAGTTCAAAACGTTGTCTGACTGTAGCAATTCCAACATCAATATTATCTACATCTAGTGTTCCTAGAATGTTAACATCGGTTTGGAAAGTAGCAGTGTTTCCAAAAGAAACTACGCTATTAAATTGAGATGCTCCTATGAAAGTAGAGAGACCTGCTACATATAGGTCATTTATATTTGCTTGGTTATTAACAGTAAGATTATCAAGAGTTAAATCATCTCCAAGACCTTCAAAGTCATAATAAAGTTTTCCGTAAATGTATACGTCTTTGAAGAACTTAGCGTCTTCATTAAAATATGACTCTTGTCCTTGTACCCAGATGTTTTCTGCCATCTTATCCTATGAATAATCCAAGTGCTTTTAGTATTACTCCACCACCAACAAAGGAGTTGGCGAAGACTTTAAATAAAAACTGTTTCTGTGGTGGAACCATACTTCCTGTTAGTGCATCAGATTCAATACTGTTCCCTTGAAACCTCATGTTAGCGGCATCAACAATAAAATCATTACCAGCCACATATTCGAGATCACCATTAGACTCAACTACTACATTATTACCCGATATGCGAATATTTCCAGTTCTATCTGCTGTTATTGATACATTACCACGTCTAGCGTGAATTAGAATGTTCTCACTTTTGTCGCCAGAACGCTCTCCAGCAACCATTTCAATGGATTCGTCGGAGTTTAGAATAAATTTTCCAGCATCCGTAATGTCGATAGAAGTTTTTAAATTCTTATCGGATACTGTATATAAAAAATAATTGGAAGCTCCCAAATATCCAAAGGAAGGATTACATATTTCTTCCCTTACTTTTGGGTTATAAGAGATACACTCTCTCAAATACCAGTTTTGTTTATCTTCTGGGCGCTTTGCCATTTAGGTAATACAATCAATTACTTGCTTAACTTCTCCATCAAATGGTGGTCTTTCTCCTAGGTTAGCAGCAAGGATTGCTCCAGAACCATTCTTTGAAATGACCTCAAGTACAGGAATATTAGTTACATCTCTACTATTTATTGGGGTCACCTTGATGATAGCACCAGACTGGATAAGAACATCATACTCATTTCCTTGGTCATCAACTACAGTATCTCCATCTTCAAAGTCTTGCCCTGGATCAATAACTGTTACGCTATCAACAACATATGGAATCTCTTTATCTGCTGGATAGTTCTCACCCTCAGACACAACATAAATGGTATCTACCTGACCATTCTTAACAATAGCTCTAGCAATAGCACCATATCCTTGGTTACAACTATCTACAACTTCTACAAATGGTGGGAAGGTATATCCACTTCCTGGATTGGTTACCTTAACACTTATAATACTTCCTGTTTTATACTTATCTTCACCGATAATACCACCAAGAATAGGAACAGCACTTGCTCCTGTACCACCCCCACCAAAAATATTGATCTTTGGTGGTCCACAAACAATTGGTGGTCCAGTATAACAAGAACCAAGATCACCAATAAAGTTTGGATCTTTAACTGTTCCAGATATGAAGTCATATGCTCCAGCAATATCTTGAACTCCGTCTAATGGGAAACCAGCAAGCTTTGCTGCTGTTGATATTGACTTAGCAGTATTAGCATTATCAATAATTCCTTTGAGATCTGGCTCATCTTGAAATACTGGTCCATATCCTAGTTTATATTTGCAAGCGCCATACTTGTCTTTCTGATTCTTTTTATTACAAGACTTAAGACCAACAAGTCCAAGAAGTGCATCAATACCATTCCGTAGTAGACCCTCAACACTAAAGTCTTCGAAGAATTGAAGAATCTTAGATATTCCATTAATTGCTGGTAGCAATGCATTATCAATAAGACCAATAATACCATTGATCATTGCACCGACAGTTTGATCAGCAACACAATCGACAAAGTTTAGGACATTATTAGCAATAGACTTTAAAAGATCTTTTACAAGATTAAATACTTTGTCTAAGATTTGATTAACAATACAAGGGATAAGATCTTGAAGTATTTTTACTGGTTGAAGCATAGCAGTTTGTGCCGCTACTCCAGCAAGGTGTGCTGCTACTGGATTTAAAGTTGCAGCGAAGACTGTAGCATATACAGAAGCATAGAGAAGATCAAGACCCTTGCTTAGAATTGGTTCAAGTTTCTTAAATAACTTATTAATCATACCACTGATCATTTTGGTTGCAGCGGTAGTTATTTGTTCTGCCCTAATATCAATCTCTCTATCTACCCAGTCTCTATAATACTCAAGTCCCTCATCAAACTGTGCCTTTAAGTCTTGGAGAAACTTAACAAATCCTTCAATAGCATTTTTGATCTTGGTAATTGTTCCTTTATTACCTTTAGTATCTTCACCTTCTGTACCACAAGGTAATCGTATCACCTTTCCATCAGAAGTTCTCTTTGCTGCTGGATTGCTTGGATCTACCTTTTTAGCATCAGAAGGACTAACACCTATTGGTTGTTTTGCAGTTGCAGCATTCTGATCTCCAGACTCACTCTTTGATAGTGAGCCTTTCGCTGGTTCTTTGATATACTTATTGTATCCGGAGAATGGTGCGAATGGTAGTTTCTCACCATCCTTTACAGCGTCGATTGAATTGGCGAATGCACCCATAATAACTGGATGCTGACCATCTGCTCCATCTAGAAAGAAACCAATTACAGTATCACCAGGGTTAAAACGAATACTCTTGAATGTATTTGCCGAACCAGTTCCATGACCTGGTGGTAGCATCACATGTGCCCATGGTAAGTCCTCATTACTTAGTTCCGCTTCACTATAAGGATGATATCCCATAATGCGGACTTTATATCTAATGCCCCAACCTGGACCAGTTGCTTGTTGGTCCCATGATTCAATAGGTGGAATCTGCCCTATCCACCAAACAAATCCATCTCTGCCTACAAAATTAGTTTTAAGTGAAAGATCTTCCATTTGTTACTTTTAAATATCCCTGAATGTATCTCTAAGTAGCTTCATTGATGTTAGAGATTGTGTACCATCAAAATAATGACAGAGTTCTTTTATCATATATAGACCACTATTCTCAGGGTCAAAATCATTACTGTTTGCTGAAATTTTAAGGAAATTGCATCGTATAACATCACCAGATCTTAAATTATTATTTAATGGAACAGTCATATTGAGTGTTTGCATGAACAAATAATTGTATCTAAAGAAAGCGTCTCTTTGATATAACTTAGCATCATTACCAGGTTGTTTGCTCACATCTTTCTCCAACACACCAACATCGAGAACTGATGAGATAATTCTACTTGGAACAGTGTCAAAAGAGAAGTTACCAGAACCAAAAATTTTAGGAATATCTGGATCGTCACCAAGGAATGTTGCGTTCTTAGCAAAATCAGTTATTGTTCTCTTTCCTTCTTGCTGAAGACTAAACTTACTTTGATATGGATCATATTCAGTAAAGAATGATGCATACGTTCCTAGTCTAAGTTTTTCTAATAAGTCATTATTTCTATTAACAGAATAACTCAATATCCTTTGATCAGTTGACTTCTCAATATCTTGGTCCTCTTGATGATAATATTCTGCTTTTGGACTTGCTTTTCCATCAATAATAAGTTTGTCGATAGATCTGAAGTTGTATCCATCTATAGTTTCATAGAAAAAGTATCCAGGAACATTGGTATCTGGAATAGACTTTGATGCTAACCAAGTCAGAACATCGAAAGGTCTTCTCAAGTTTCCAATAAAACTATATTGATTACTAACGACATCAGATTTCAATGTTTTTTGAGATTGTAAACCTTCCTTTATAATGTTTTCTATATGATCAGTTATTTGAGCTCTTGGAAATTTTTTGTATAGTCTTGAAGTTTCATTAGTAATTGCTTCTCTTGATACTAACTTTAATGTAAATGTTTCTCTTTGACCTTCTCTGATAACATTTGTAATTTTAGAGACGTACAATGGTTCATCAACAAGATCAATACCAGATTTATTTTTATCACTGTTACCAGCAATTTTTATGAATACTCTTTCGCCACCTCTTAACGGAAGACCACTGTAGATTGACTGCAATGAACCATCTTTTCCAGGAATTGTTCCTCCCGTATTAGATACGGTAATCTCTGCTGTGATAGTTGGTGAAAAAACATCTTCATAATATTTGATAGCAACTACACCGAGTCTCATATCAATGGTTCTTGTACCATCACCAGACTCTATGGTAATTTGTTCGAATATTGATGCGTCTCTTGCTGCCATTTATACTACACTAGAAAGGAACTTATTTTTTATATTATTACTATTTACCCCAGCAACTATAATAACAGAACCACTATTTGTTTCTCCACCAACATATTCTGTTTGCTTTACAGTATTATTTAAAATTAAAGTATTTGTTCTTGGTTGTGGTTTTGCATTTTGCAAAGCCATAGCAAGTTGAGATGAATAGTCTTTTTTAGATGAACCTACCCATTCACCAATTTTTGGAGACTTAGGATCTCCAGGAATTCCGGGAGCACCCTCTTTACTCGCATCAGGCATAGCAGTATTTCGTTTTGGGGGGCTTTTTGGTGGTGGTGCTTGTGGTTGTGGTTTTGGTAGGTTAAGTGATGCTGGACCACTAAGCATCGGATCTTTGGATGGATCCACAAGGAACTGGTTATCTTGGTTTGTACCACGCCAGACGGAACCAGGAATTATTCCATTAGCATCTGCCCGAATATTATTTCGTGGATCGCTATCACTATTAACTGCCCTAACTGTTGCTGGACTACCTCTAAACTCTAGAGCACCGCCAACAAATTTTGCTGCACTTGCTTGTCTTTTTGGATCGGATAGAAGACTAATAACTTTTAATAGAGTTGCCTGACTTTGACCAGACCATGCAGATGCTTGCCCTAAAGTACGTATTGATTTAAATGCTCCACTACCTCTAGTGTACACACCTTGAAACTGTCCGGGAGCACCAAGAACATCAGTATAGTTAGTACCATATCCAGGGTGTGCAACTCTATTAGCAACCACCTGCAGCATGTCGGCGTATCCCTGGTCACTACTACCTTCTGTGGTGAGTGCCGCAGCGATACGATACATTTCAGCAGACTTTGGATCTGGAAGTTGTGCTGAACCTCCTCCAGGATCTACTCCACCACCTCCACCATCATCACTACCTCTATCAAATTCATAATCCTCAATTCCAAGTAATTTCTTAACATCCTGCTTAAGTAAAAGTATTACAGAATTTATTGAATTATCCATTTGGACGAAGGAATCCTTCATTTGATTCATTCCTTTGTCTACTGCTACTCTTACAGCATTAAAATCAAATCTAACAAGACCAGAAGAAATTTCACCAACCATATCACCAAATCCTATCAAAAAGTTTTGAAGACCCTCTCTAAAATTATTGAGATATTGGAAATATGTCTTCATCCTCTCAATGAGAGCTTGAGCCATTTTAATGATATTTGGGAGATTGGTCAAAGCCCATCCAACTAGTAATGTTCCAAGAAAATCAAGTATTCTACCCAAGAAACCTCTTGTGCTATTTGCTACAGCACTAGTAGATCTTGATATTGCACCCTGAATTGATGATGCCTCTACAATATCCTCTCTTTCTTTTCTTCTTGTCGCTTCTCTTCTCTGATTAAATGCTTTTATACTCGCTGAAAAAGATTTTCTCTTATTTGTTGTAGACTGTATAATTGTTGTTCTAACAGTTGCAGCAGATTCTCTTGTCCTAAGAAGACTTTTGTTAAGTCCAGATAAAGACTTATTAATGCTAGTTACATTTATGGAAGAACGATACGCCATTTAACTTATGCCCATCCAGTATTAAAGTAACGATACGAAGTATACTTGTGAAAATTATCTGGATCTGAAGTAGCAATGCTAGGCAGATAGTTAGCAGAACCTAGATCTTGTGTTGGTACATTTCTTGCACTAGCAGTAGATTCATTATTAATTACTGTTACATTACCTCCAGAGTCTGAACTTTTTAATGACTGGAGATTATCATTAGATTTTTTTGGTGGTGCATTTATTTCTGGAGATGGTGTTTTAAATAATGGTCCTTGTCCAGTAAACGCATCTAGTAAATTAATCTCTGTATTCAAGAATGGATTATCTTTACCAATATCGCTTCCCTTATAAAATTCCTTACCAAGACCAATCAATGCTGGAATAGCAAATGTTCCAGCTATTGTTAACGGTATTGTGAATTTTGGACCTAGAACATAGTTTAATGCTGATAGAGCACCGCCAGCAGCAAAACCTGTACCAGAACCAGCGATCATTTCACCAACAGATGATCCAAAAAGCGTATCGTATATTGCAGACGCACCTGCAGCGAATAAACCACCTTTAAGTACTGATGAACCAAAAGGACTTCCTTTAGAACCAGATGAAGCAGGTGGAGCTCCACTAGATCCTGCTTTACCTCCAGGTGAAGTTTTTGCTGGTGGTGCTGATGGTTTTGGTTTTGTTGGAGTTGGTTTTGTTTTTGGTTTTAAACCTATTCCTGCCGCTATACCTGCAGCAGCAGTTTTAACTAAATTGAGTAGTGCAGCAACAGGTCTAATTAATAAGTTTCTAAAAATAGAACTACCCAACTTAGAAGTAAGTCTGGTAAGATAACCAAGTATAGTTCTAAATCCACCACTAAACAATAAGAAAATACCAGTTACAACACCAATATTCTTCAAGAACTTTTGCTTAAGTTCTTCTAGTCTTTCTTTATCACCAGATATCAAGGCACTAATAGTTGATAGCGCCATATTTCCTAGGAAACCACCTAGGAGAATCATAAAGAAGCTTGATAATCTACCTAGAGTAAATCTTGCTTTATCGCCAACTTTTTTAATCGGAGTCAAAAGAGCAGACTGCATTTTGCGTTCAACGACGCTTTCTTTACCTTCTCTGATTTTCTGCTCTGCTAAGATTTCTTCCTGTCTTATCTTCTGAGATTCTCTTGCCTGATCTAATGCAGAATCTTCTCTTACTCTTTCAGCAATACCATTCAGAGAAGCACTTAGAGCACTAACTTGATTACTAAGATTTATAAGGGAAGAATTAATATTATCAAAAGCAAGTCTATTCTGCTGCAGCGCAAGCGTAGTTCCATAATCTTCCCTTGGCTGTTGGTCTTGGGGACGATTCAGAAACGAAAAAGAGGATACTCTAGTTCTTCTTACTCTTAAACCAGTTGTGATTGGCGATGAAAACTCAGCCATTTAGTTCAGATTGCTGTTGTTTTAAATTTTCTTCCTCAATATATTGTTTTAGGAAAGTGAGATAAACTTCTCTTTCCCAAGGTATCATATTCTCTAGTTCAGTCAATGAGTATTTATGATGCTGCATCAAGGCAAAATTTATCTTGTAGTATGACTCAAGATCTTCATGAGCCATACTTACCCGAAAAAAGCATTTAATCCCTCCAGAACAATTTCATTTTCAACCTTTGTATTTGGATTCATCACCGTAACAGTATGAGACAATTTTGGCATTGTCTCAAAGAATGTTTCAATCTCTTTGAATTGTTTTGAACTCAACTGCTCAAGAAATTCTCTAAGTTCTTTCTTAGAACAGTCCGATGCTGACCAAGACTCTTCCTCAGAATAGACTTGCTCAATGCAGGAAGAGATTAGATCAAAAGTATTATCTAAGTTTAGCTCTTCGGTGCTGAAATTATTTTTCACAAATTCTTCCATAGATGGATACTTCATCCTCAGAATAAGATCATTATCAAGTTTGATATCTCTATTATGGTTCTTTCCAGTCTCAACTTTGATATCATCTAAGTTGATTGTTACGGGAACTTGGGTAGTTCCATCATCTGGACATGTTACAATAACTTCCACTTCTTCGCCAACAGATTTACCTCTGATGTTCAAAAAGATATATTCAATATCAAATGTAGACAGTTGTTCGATTTTAATTCCTCTGCTTAGGATACAGTTAGAAATAACTTCCTTAACAGCATTTGTGATTTGCTTATCATCTTCGCTTTCCATTGCGATGATAAGAATCTTTTCTTCTCTTACAAGAAAAGGGCGATATCTAATTTTCTTTCCATTAGAAGGAAGTTCCAACTCATAGGTTGGTGTAGATATTTTTGGTAAAGGCATAACAACCCAAAAAGTTCAGTTAAAAATATTTATCTAGGTCCATAGGGGCTATTGTAGACTTGTCCCTTGTTAAGTGCTTCAGCATAAGTCATACCTTCAGGAATAAATCTAACTCCACCAGCCTGAGCAGCACCAGCAGAAACTGGAACATATCTCTGTCCTTCATTACCAGTTGATTGATTTGAATTATCATTTTTCTTATTATCATCAGTTCCTCTGTGAATAGAGTAACTATCACTTCTACCACAAATATATCTGTCGTAACTAAAGCGTACTGATGCTTTTAATATCTCCGATGCATCATATTTCACTACTGTTGATGAAAGATCTCTTGGAAAAAGACCCCAGAAAGTATATTCTATATCTTCTTTATAATCTCTATCAAACTTAATAATTTTTGTTTGGTTTGATTTATAATCTTCTGGATATTCCATCCTAAAATAATAATCATCAGATGCTTTTCTATGTGCGGATCCATTAGAAATGAAGTCCATCCAATGTTCTAAGAACTTCAGAGTTTTATACTCATTATCAACATAAAACTCAAGACCTATCTCAGTAAACAATCTTGTGTGAGCCATATTTTCAACGACTCCCATAAAGTTTCCCTTAATATTCGCAGTAGCAAGAGCACTTCCAGGTAACGAAGCAGAATAGCACAGAAGTCCTGATGTCTCAGTAATAAACCTATAACCAACTCCACGGACATTCAAATGTTGTCTTAAAGGTAATGGTAGACCACCAAAAACAACCTGATAATGTGAAGTTTGCGCTAGATTTGTTAGTGCTGGTTTAAAATCCGATATCCTTCTTGGTCTAGGTGCTGCCACTCTAAATACCTTATACGAGTCTTACATTATTAGTTATTTAGATGGCATATAAGGGAAAGTATCAACCTTCTAACCCAAAAAAATACAAAGGTGACCCATCAAATATAATCTATAGATCATTATGGGAAAGAAAGTTTTGTCGTTACTGTGATAATAACCCAAATATATTAGAATGGGGTAGTGAAGAAATGTATGTGTGGTATAAGTCTCCAGTAGACAATAAACCACATAGATATTTTCCAGACTTTTACATTAAAGTAAAAGAATCAACTGGAAACATTAAAAAGTATATTATTGAGATTAAACCTCTACGTCAAACTGCACCTCCACCAAAACCAAAGAGACAAACTCAAGGTTACTTGCGTGAGGCATACGAGTATGCTAAAAACCAGGCAAAGTGGGAAGCAGCAAAAGAATGGTGTCTTGATAGGGGTTATGAGTTCAGAGTCTTTACTGAGAAAGAATTAGGTATCAAGTAATGCCTAGAAAGACAGTCAAGCAACAAACAACAAAAAGACCCACAGATACGGATACAAATGTAAACCGAGTCCGTGGGATAAGTGATAGTATTATTGGTATCAAAGACCCTGATGATATTATGGTAGAACTCTTAGCAGTTCTAAATGAAGGACCTAAGATACCTGAAGCAGGTAAGATTTATATCTTTGTTTACAGCGCCAAGACAGCATCACTGAACTATGATCAAAACCCTTTTGTTGCTGTTACTGATGTATTCCAGTGGGGTTTTCGTGGTCTGAACTTCCATTGGGGTGAGACCAGACAATATACTTGGAATGAAGTTGCTGGTGGGTTGTATGAAGTCTATCCATCGGAAGTGAAAGATTTGCAGATGATACCTTTTGCTAATTTTCGACTAAATACTTAAAAAACATAAATGGCGATACCCTTAGATGTAATTCCATATCAAGGAAATCAACCAAATTCACCTAAACCTGGAGAGAAAGCAACTGCTCAAAAGGACAAGGTTTTAAGGTATCCATATGCTAGAATCGATAACGACTCTGATTATTTGAGAATTGAGATAATCAAATATGAGTCTCCAGCAATTAACTTAGATTCTCTTTTTGATGTTCCAACAGATCAGAATGTAGAAAATCCAACTGTAAAAATAAAAGAGAAGGCAAACTTTCAATTACCTACGATATCTTCAAAAGTAGAAGAAACTAAAAGAACGAAAGGAATACTTCATACAATTTATCTACCAATACCAGAACAAATAGGTGATACCACACAAATTAGTTGGGGAGAGGGAAAATTAAATCCAGCAGAAGCCTTTGGTATTGGTTTTGGTAATCAATTTCAAGATAATCCAACAGCAGCATTAAATGCTGCCCTAAAGGCGTTGACGGATGGAGTAAGTGGAATTGGAGCTGATTCACAAGCATTGAAAGCCATACAGAATGTTGTTTCCTCTACCGCAATTGGTGTCTTAGGTGGTAACGTAAGTGCTAATGAATTAATTTCAAGAGCAACTGGTCAAGTATTTAATCCAAACCTGGAACTATTATTTGATGGTGTTGGTCTTAGAAATTTCCAGTTTAGCTTTGAATTCTTTCCAAGAAATAAGAAAGAAGCGGAACAAGTCATTCTTATTATTCGTACCCTGAAAGCAAGAATGAGTGCTAAGAAAAACGCAAGTGGAAACTCTAAGATTCAAGGTGTCTTCATTTCCGCTCCAGATCTTTTCCAACTGACTTATATGAAAGGTGGTAAAAACCACCCAATATTGAATAAGTTTAAACCAATGGCTCTGGTAGATCTACAAGTGAACTACACAGGTTCTGGAACTTATTCAACCTTCTGGGATGGAACACCAACTCATATAACAATGTCTTTATCATTTAAAGAACTTAATCCAATATACTTTGAAGATTATAACGAGGAGCAATATAGTGGTCCATATGCTCCAGGTGAAGATCCAGTGAACCAAGGTCATGCTGTAGGTTACTAAAATGAGTTACTTTAGAGAACTACCAGACTTATTCTATCAGTCCCCATTTAAAGATAGAACTTCATCTACCGAATATGTAAGAGTAAAGAATCTTTTTAGAAGAGTCAAACTTCGTGATGACTTACAGAATGTTTTTACTCTATTCAACAAATACCAAATCCAACAAGGAGAAAGACCAGAAACTGTCGCCAATAGACTTTATGGTGACGTATCTTATGATTGGGTTGTTCTTTTAACCGCTGGTATTGTAAATGTTAGAGACCAGTGGCCACTTTCAGATTACGAACTTTATAAGTATGCAGAAAATAAGTATGGTAGTAATCTGAATACAATTAGATTCTATGAAACAACTGAAGTGAAAGATTCTTCTGGAAGGCTTATTCTTCCTAAAGGTAAAGTTGTAGATTCAAATTTCTCAATTCCAAATCCAAATATACCAACAGCAAATTTAAATCCTGTTGGTGGTGTTACTAACTATGAGTATGAAGTAAGACTAAATGAGCAAAAGAGACAGGTCTATCTATTAAAACCAGACTACCTACAACTCTATCTTAGTGATATGAGAAGAATTATGAAGTATGAAAAGTCTTCTCAATATATCAATAAGCAACTTGCTGCTACTGAAAATACTAGAAACACTTCACCACAGTAACTCTAAATTCTTATCAAATATCATCACAATATTCTGCTCGTTGGGTTTCAGGGTGTACGCAAAGGCGTGAAAGTTCAAAGAGTCCTTCTTGCTCATTTCGTGCTAGTCCAAATGCTCCTTGTGCTACTTCTGGGACAGGGAGACCTGTAAAGATACAGACTCCTTTAATACCACCAATATTCAGTGGGCTAAAATCATTGCTCTCATATAAACCGTAGTTATATCCGCTCTTAAATCCTTTAGAAAAGTCCTTAAGATAATGAAACCGCAGAAGTAACTCTGCGGCTTCGGATTTACTTACACGGTCAATGTAATAATCTGTTTTCACTTGAACAGTAAATTAATGTATGCTGCTACAACTAAAAGTATTAGGCAGATTTGATTATACTTCACTCTTCAGCAAGTCGTGCAAAGTAAGAAAGAGTATCATCATCCTCATCTTCGTCAGCAGAAGATACAGTGCGAGTAGGTTGAAGAGAATTCAGTTCTCCACGAAGATCTTCCGTGAGTTCACGGGAAGAACCACGAGTGTATTCTTCTTCTTCACCCTCATCAGGATCTTGATAGCGAGGAGTGCCCTTGTTACCAAGAACATAGTCAAGGCGCTTCTTCAGATCATCATAAGACTTGAACTGATCAGCAGCAACAAGTTCAGCGAGAGAATACTGCTTCTTCCAGATTGCTTCCATCGCATCGTCATCTTCCAGAAGAGCATCGGGACGAGCAAACTCACTGGAGTCGTAGTTACGATAACCAGCAACGTTCTTTGCCTTCAGTTTGAAGTTAGCACCCTGCCAGAAATCGAACGGATCAATTGCTTCCTCATCCTCAAACTCAGGTTGCATCGCAGCAGTGAGTTTGTCGAAGATCTTCTTACCGAACTTATACAGGAAGACTTTACCTTCGTTAGAGGGGTTAGCGGGATCCTTGACCACATAGATGTTAGCAATGTAAGTCAGTTTACGCTTCTGTTTACGTGCCTGTTCTTTACCCACATCAGTGCCGTTGTTCCACAGCATCGTGTTGTGCTCAGACACAGGATCCTTCTGACCCAGAGTGGTCAGAGAGTTCTCAATATACCAACCACCAGGACCTTGGAATGCGTGACTGTAGAGTTTCACGAACGGAAGGTCCTCACCGTTCGGAGCAGGCAGGAAACGGATGACGGCATAACCATTGCCGCTCTTATCACATTCTAGTTTCCACAGGCGCTCATCGCCACTGGAACCGCCATTGTTATTCATTTTTTCGACTTCCTTGACCAGTTTTGCGGTCAGGGAGCCAAGCTTAGATTGCTTCTTAAGGTCTGCGAAAGACATTTGGATTACCTCGGATTAATTGGATTCGGGGGATTACTCGGATAGTATAACAGGGATGCCCTCAGTCGTCAAGATATTGCTTGAGGGATTCGATTGTCTGATTCATACTGTCGAATAAAACTTGCATATCGGTCTCTGGTGGGAATCCCATCAGTGCTACCGATTTGCGAAGATTCTCTTTCATCTCAACCGCCTGTGGGTCATCTGAAAGAGACAATCTAGTATACATGATCCTTTGCTTTTCTAGCAAGGTCTGTAACTTTTCAACGTGTTCTTTCTTGGTTTCATTATCCATTACACCAAAGGTAAGGATACTTCCATAGATTTGTTCTTGAAGATTATTAATTTCTTCAAGTTCTTCTTGAATAATATCGGATTTAAAAAATTCACTCATTGATAATGGACCGCAAAATCTTTCGGTAGTTGAACACATCAATATTTAGGAATGGGGAATATTTTTTCAATTTCAAACTTACGGTTTCCCACACAGGGTCCAGAAGTTTCTTATCAAAATCGTTTGAGAAATGGAATATTTTTTCGTAGATTGTGAAAGTTTCTAGCGATAGTTGCCCGCTTAGAAACTTTTTGAGTATCGGAGGGTGACCTTTGGTACAGTTGAACAAACTCTCTAACTCGTTCTCCGATAACAATTCGTTGCTTTGCTCTTTGAATAAGTAGGTCAAACTCTGTTGACGCCTCATCCACTCTGCGTATGTTCTTTCGCCAGAATTGATAATTTCTCCAATCCATAAGTTTTGTGGGTTGTCTGCGGATACAAAATTTGCAAGTAGAAAGTCTTTGACTTCCTCATCAGAATATTTACGGCTGGTCTTCTCAAACCAGTATTTGTCTTTACGTTTATTGAAAGAAGTCACAGTTGCCCGTGACTTTCCTCCATACTTAAAAAAGTCATATTTACTGTTCGTAAAATGACTTTTCATCGAAAGATAAGTTTGATAAGTTTCAAATGGTGACATAATAAACTTCAAAAATTACTTTCCTCCCCAAGCAGTATATCTTGATTTTTCAGTATCACTCCATTGTCTAGCAACAAAGTCTTTACCAACACCAGTTCCCTCAACTCCCTTTAGTTTTGAAAGAACTTTTGGTGGGGTATAACCACCGCCATATACAGAAGAAATGCTAAATCCAGCTCTTGCTAAATCATTGCGAATTGAGGAACTCATTGCTCTTTCTCCAATCTTATCATCAGAGAAACCTTTTTGTACCCCACCAGAAGGTCTATACATTGGGATATCAAATGCTCTATCAGAATAGTGCCTTGATCCTTTAGAGTGCTTTCCTCCAGAGGTGGAACCAATCTCCCAACCCTGTTTTTTCATCCATGCTATAGCAGCATCTCTAGTCTTTTTATCATCAAACTCCAAATGATCATGATAATTTTTACCACCATGACTTGGATCATATCCTCCGTGAGTTTCGTCACCAGTGATATATCCAGCTTTCATTTCGTTTATTACAGATATAAACTGATTAAACGTTTTCATTTGAAGTTGTCTTTTATGTATTTAGTTTACAGAGGAAGTTTTGCCTTCGAAGTCTTCTTCATAAAGTTGAGACGGATAGCATCCCACTTCAATCTCTCTTTTAATGGTTTTGAGATAAGCTTCGTGACTGATTCTACCTCAAGACTGTTAATTTCACAATAGTGACAGATAGCATCAATGTAGTTGAAGTTTTCTTCAATCACAATCTTCTCAATTTCAAGAGCGAATTTAGAAGGAGTCAGAAACTTACTTTCTATTGCTTGTTCTAGTTCTTTGTTATTTTCCATAGAGTTCCAGTTTATCTCTAACAAACTTTCTAATGTATTCGCTGAGAAGTTTGATGTACTTTGATTTGTCTCGTTCTTCATAGACGACGCATTCTCCATTTTCACAAGCCATGATGATTACAAGTTTTTTAACTGAAATACCAGTCAGTTCGTACAGCATACATCCGTAAGCCATACATTGAACAAAATAGTGTTCGATCCACTCTCGTGGTTTTGGTTTTTTAGAAGTCTTAAAGTCGATTATAGCTAACTCACCGTCATATTCAGCGATGCAGTCAACTGTCCCAGCAATACCTAGTTGCTTACTATATAGGGACCCTTCAAGGGCGTAAATATTATTTATACGATTTAAGTCTGATTTTGAAATTTTAAAGAGGAAATCAGAAATTGGTTGTACTTTTGGTAGTTCTTCATTCTTCAGATGATGTTCTACCAGAGTATGCATGTCTGTACCACGACTTGTTGCTGCCTTCGTGATACGATCTGCTTCTTCATCACCGACTTTCTTTCTCCAGTTGACGAAAATCTCCCTATTAAAATGACTGGTCACCGAAGTGATGGAGACCAGTCTAAGAAGTTCTTCTTCTGTAGGAACTCTGTAATACCTTACACCATCAATAGTCTCCCTCTCAAGTTGAGGGAGATCAATATCAACATGACTGAACATTAAAAACCTGCTTCCATTTTTGCGAGAATGTATTCTTTAACAAGTCCAGAGCGGACAATATCATCAACCCCAAATTCAATTATATCAAAAGAAGGCATTTTACGCAATACACTCATAAAATCATGAATACCATTACGCTCATTTGACTTCTGCAAATCAGACTGAACCGCATCACCACAGAAACAAATTCTAGTATTTTCACCAACACGAGTGATAATAGAGTCTAATTCATGGAAGTTTAGGTTCTGATATTCATCAACAATAATAATAGAGTTATCAAGTGTAGTTCCACGAAGGAACGAAGTACTCCAAAACTTGATTGTTTCTTGTGACTTGAGATTACCATAGAGCATCTCGAAATCAGCATCACTAGGCATCTGGAACATATATTTCACCATATTCTTATAAGGAATTTGGTAAATATCCGCCTTATCTTCATGAGAACCAGGAAGGAACCCAATCTCTCTGGTAGCAACTAGAGAACGAACAAGGTAAATGCGTTCATAAGGTGTATGTTCATTCAATACATCTTGAAGAGCATTATAAAGTGTGATAAAGGTTTTACCAGTACCAGCACAACCATATGCTACTAAATGTTTACCTTCTTGATAGGAATTAAATAATCTTTTTTGATTATCCGTAAGGGGATCAATATCAATAAGGTAATCGGAACTTAGAGGTTTCTTCCTCTTCATCTGCTTTGCAGTGAGACCAACCCCGATAGGTTGCTCTGCAGACGATCTTTTTCTTCTTGCCATTAGATTTTGTTTACTTTAGAACCAGGCATTTTCGCTGCACGGTGCAGCACATCGTTCCATCCAGGATTCTTCTTCCTGAGTTTGTCCTTCCACTCACCCACTTCACCAGGTTGTGGGCAGGTAGAAGGATCAGACCAGTCTCGAATCCATTCTGGATTTTCCACTTTCCACTGGTCCCATTCGTTGACGCTCATCGTCACTTCTTTTTGTTCACCAGTTTCTTTGTGGACTACAGGATATGTTGCCAAAATTTTCACCTCCTAATGATATGAACTTATTTATTGTTTAAATGAGAAGATATTTTCATAATATGATTGGTAAAATCTTCCAAAGATAAATCCCACTTCATCACATTACAAATTTTACAGCAAGGGGTACAATTATCTTCTGTATAACCTTTAGTACTATCAATCCTATCAATTCCAGTATATAAAAAATCACCGCCAGTTTTTGATTGCGATTTTTTTACGGAAGATAATGAATCACCACAATAAGAACAAGATTTTACTACATTTTCTGTAAAAAAATTTACATCAATGTCAAAGTTTAATCCTCTTCTATTAGCAGAAGTTCTATATGTGGAGTATAGGTCGTTTTTTGCGGCTTCACCATAAGATAATTTCCAAGGCATATTTTTTGCCCCTTTTGATTTCCAAGTAGATACATCTCTTTGAGAACATCCACAAGAATATCTTCTTCTTATGTTAAAACTATACATTTCTTTAGTCCCACCACATATAGAACATTTTACTTTCCCTTTAACATGATGACCTGGACCTTTTGCTGGTATTACATCCAATACGGTAAAGTTGCCTATGACATCTCCAACACTAATAGATGATTTTCTTCCCATAGTAGTAATGTATCCAACTACTTATATTTATAATATGGATACATTACAGAACCCATTGATTTTCTACTCCCCCAAGTGCTTCTGTACAGATAGGAAATTGCTCGGCAAAGATTTTTTTACATTCTTTAGCAATATCCATATGCTCTTTTTGCGTTCCATTTTTTTCTCGGAGTGCAATATATGTGATCCAAGACCTGCAACTACCCGCCATATAAAGACGAGTAGGAGTCGCCAGAGGAAGCACAAAGCGAGCAGACTCTTTTGCTACTCCGTGAGCAAGAAGTTCCTTGTAGAGGCGCATACCCTCCGCAAAATGGTCTTGAATCTTACTTTGTAGCGTCAGTTTTTCATATTCGCCAATATCATCAATAGAGTTTTGACGATTCTTGGTATCCTGACGACGAAGATCGGGAACGGGAATATACTCTGAAATCAGTGAAGTATCAGCATAGCGTTGTGAGAACTCTTGATATGTGAAACTACGGTGACGCAAAATTTGAGCTGCGATACCACGATTGGTTTCAATCTCAAGAGTCATAAAACTCTGCTCAAACACAGACCAATGGTTGTGCTTGATGCAATAAGCAAGCAACTTGGAATAGTTTTCGTTGTCTTGATTTGCAGGATTACTGACTCTTGCTACATACGCCATTGTCTTTTCGGCGTCTGGAGTTACACTAACCAGTTTTACAGTCATTTACCAAATCCTTTTGATGTTTTCTTTTCTAAGTCTGCGAGTTGTTCTTTCAACTCACGAAGTTGCACTTTCATCTCACGAATCTTTTCATCGGTATAGAGATGGTCTTGCTTGATGAGACGCTCAAGCAACTTTACAAGTTTTTTAGATCTACTAGTCATTAATCTGCATATCCATCATCATCGTCAAAAATTTCATCGTAGTCTTGTAGACCTACTTTTACTTCCTCATAGTTGAGATAACTCTGAGTATCAGAGTATACTTCAGCTTTGAGAGAATCTACAAGTAATTCAAGATTACGGACGATGAGTTTAAGTTTTTCTTTGTCCATAAGATAGGGTTCTCTCAACTCATTTTACACAAAAAAAGGGAGGTCGTCAAGACCTCCCCATCTTATTACTCACTCAGCATATTTCTACATACCCGTTTACAAGTTTGTTGGTCATCATCACATTCTATTAGACAGTTAAAATAATCATTGACTAACTCCATTTCATCATTACAACGGTCAACTGTTTGCTCAAAGTGTCGCCATTCTGCAAGTTGATTGTAAGAGACAAGGTTGTGCATAATGTCCTCCACGCACAAGGATAATCATAACAAATAATTTTCGCTCATTTGTATGACCTCATTATTCTACCATATGTATATTAGATATGTTACTTAGGATACAAAAATTTATGCCTATTAGAGAAACTTATAGACATAAAAAAAGAGGGAGAGTCAATCTCCCTCAAACTTAAACATTTTTTCAAACCACTCATCTAGATGAATAGTATAACAGGACCAATAATTACAACCCCTGTATGTTAGTTGATAGCAAGCAGGAGGTCTATTGTCCTTATCCATATCATCATAATGATATTTGTAGTTGTCCATTATTTGTCCAACCACTGAACATACATTGATAAAAATACGGTTGTTAAAGCAATCGCAGCAGTAGTTGATACCATGAACTGTACCATTACCTTGCTCCTACTAATTGTGCTAGTTGGGCTTGATGACGACGCTCTTCTTTTTGTTTTTGCTCTTTAATGATTTGCAAGAAGTTTAGTTTCTTCATTTGTGCCCCTCCTTTACATACTTAACACCACGATAGGTTTCGTTGTATTGTTGGGGTTGTTGCATCATCTGTTGTTGATATGCGATACGCTTTTCGGTATCGTATTCAGCACCACGATAAACTACTTTCGACATTGGTTTTCTCCTAAAGAAATGAGATGGTTAGTCCCGTTCCTTCAGTCGGCTTTTGCGTCTATGAAACAACCTTTCTTTGTGACTTGTTCAATTTCTAATATGAGACCAATTTTTTCATGGTCAGTGACGAAGTTACTAGCATTAACTCTACTAATGAGAAGTTGTGCCTGTAAGCAAGATAAAAAGAGTTGCTCCATAGATGAACGATCCGTTCCGAGTCGGCTTACTTGCGTCCTATTCAGTTTTTAGCACCTTTGAACAACATCCTTTCGGAGTTCTAATAGCAATCGGTCTTCTCTTCTTTGGTCTACTACATCGTCGTTTTTAACGATGTCCATTAGTTCCCACGCTGCGTCACAACTTATAGTCACAGGATATGGATTCTGTATAAGTCGTGGCGTTGAAACAGAAAGAAGTGGAACCCATGCTAAAAGCAAAAGTGCTTTAGTCATAGGATGAACGTTAGGGGATTATTATACCCCTATTCATCCTATATAGGTCTTATATGTGTGAAAACAGTAACATAAGATACTAAATGGTATCTATATTATACTAAAAAGCGTGAAGATTTGTGAAAACCCTCACGCAAGAAAATTTTGCCGGAAAAATTATTAGCGATATTGGAAACTACTTTCGCTTTTTCTTTTCAGGCACATTATAACCCCATGACTTTGGATTGACTGTACCTTGAGTCCAATCCATTCGTCTTACATCACGATACTTATCCCAATAGTGGTCAAAGATATCAGAGCGAAGACCTTGAACTACATCAAACTTTTCTTCATCATTATCACCATAAGATACTAGATAAGAATCTCTTGGAAGACTCTTATCGTCAGCAAAAGAAGGATCACAATTTATGTGAATAATATTGATACCCTTTCCCATATCAAGAACGATTGCCCCACTGAATATCGGGGAATGCTTCAGCAACATCATCCTGAGTAAGATTGTATTTGTCGGTTAGTTTTTTATCTTTTACAAGACAAATAATCTCTGCTTCAAGTGGGTGTAAACCTTGGAGAAGATTGATAAACATACTTTCTCTACGAATGCTGTTCATACTATCATTACCACCTTTCACAAAGAAATAAAAGTTCTTCGCCTCTTTACGAATAGTAGTTCTAGCCTGCTGATCAGTCACTCCCATTGAGAATGAACCAGTCTCATACATTCTACGTGTCTCTTGACTGATTTTGGTAGAAAGTGTACCAGAGTTTACAGTTTGTTCATCATAAGAGGAATATGGAACTTCCCCTGGTGGAAGAACACTTACAACACTCTCATCAAAGTTCCAAATGAGGATGATCTTAAGAGACATATCCTCATATTTTTTCAGAACTTCGACTTTTTTTGCTTTGGTTTTTTGTTTCGATACTAGATCAAGAACCTCAAAAACCAGTGGATTATTAGGGAGTTCTAGTGAGGTAGAAACCTTAACAGTCCTTGGTTTTGTATTGGTAGTGTTACTCGTCGTCTTCTTCGTCGTTGATTTCGTAGTCATGATAGTTTTCAAAGTTAAATGCAATCACCTCATCTGGAATCAGGTTACCCTGGTTATCGAACATTTCGGGGTGAGGTCTTGGAATCTCCCGATAGTTCATCATATATTCTCTTGCTACCCAACCACCTATAAGTCCCACAATAAGAAACAATACGGTCATGAATGAACCAAAAACTAGACTAACTGCTAACATTTCTTTTGCCTCGGGAAACTACTATTCTTTTCCTTGACTTAAAGGAAAATTCAAAATAGATGGTAACTTCCCGATTCAGAAAGCAAACCATCTTTTCGAAGATGATATGGAATGGTTGCGTTTGCTTTCTCTTACCTCCATTAAGCAGTAAATCAACGCCACGGTTTACGTGACTCTTGTTTTTATTTATGTTATGACTTGATGACTTGTTGTTCTTTGAGGAATCTGATTGTGTCAACGGAACCTCCTAGCTTTTTATCATCACAAATAACCTGAGGGAAGGTAGAACCTTCACCAAATTCAGAATAGAATTCTTCTCTAGTAAAGTCCTCACTAAGAGTATACACGACAAACTGAGTGTTTGTCAACTCTAAGACTTTTTTTACTTTGTCGCAATATGGACAACCTTCTTTTGAGTAAACTGTAAAATTCATTTTTAGTCGAAAAAGAAAATGTGAAAGAGTCGTGAATCTTCTTTGGTTTGACCAAAGTATTTTGATGCTGCGTGAATATTTTGAGCGTCAAAGATGAATAGTCTATTGAAGACATTACCAATAGAGTCAACTAACTCAAACTTGGTTTCATCGTAAAAACCACCAGCAAATACATCATCCGTAAAGTTGGGGTCACCAGTTCTCCTAGCACCATTCTTACTAGCGTAAAGAGAAGTTCCTGTACAATAAGGAGCATCTGGGTTGAGATATATCATAGCAGCCCAGGTTTGACCATCGTGATGATAGACAAGGGCATCTTGTGAGGTACAGTATTGAAAACGACCACACATTCCATGAGACTCCCATTCACGGATTTTGATACCCATGATTTTTTCAAATGCTTCTTTTGTTCCAGGAACGAAGTATTGTTCTTTTGAACGACTTCCTTTGAAATAATTTAAATCTTCAGAAAACTCTTGCTGAAGAGCAAATTCTCTTACAGCATATGGGTTAGCATAAAAATTATCAACAACCCATATAGTTTTCTGCGACTGTCTATTTATTGATGAGACTGGAAGGTATTTCATATCAATTGCATAAGTTTTCACATACGATTTGATGAAGCGATTTTCCATAATCACCGGTATCTATATAATAGTTACTATTGACAAGGAAGTGATATGTGGGAAAAGGATTAACTCTGCTCGGATCAATCAATCTTTCCGTCTGCATCTTCATCATCTGATAATCACCTAAAGTTCTGTAGCACTCAGATAATCCCACAAGATGTTCATTTCTTGGTGGACACCATTCTTCTGCACGAATATAGCAGTCAATTGCTTTTTCAAAATTATTGCAAGTTCGATTCAAGTCTCCCATAGCACATAAAGTAAAATATGCCATCTCATCAATACCAGTTACATATCCAAGTTGATGATAATTAAATCGATAATTCAGATACTCTTCATAATAAAATAAAGCACGACGTGCCATCTCCTGATTATGCGTTTCACCTAAAGGATAAGTACCATAAGCAGCATCATTATAACTTTTAGCAATATACCAGAAGTGATAAACATCCTCTAGCATTGTGTTGTTGGAAATGTGTTGGTTCTCAAGTTCAACAGCATCAGTAAAGAACTTAGTTGGATTTACCCAAGTCCGACCATCGTTAATAATGATGTGTCTAAATCCTCTTGCCAGACTTATTCTTGGAAACTCTTCTCCCGTTGGAACACATCCAGGTTTCAGAATACACTCGTGCCTCTTGTCGTGCCTAAACCTCCAGGGAATTTTTGTATTCCATAGACGGCAACGATACCAAATACAATTATCAGACTGTGCCGTAACATCCCAGGCATCAATTGAAGTATCTTCTAAAACACTCCAATCAAAGTCATCATCAACGTGTAGTTGTTCATCAGCATCAATTCTGAATAACCAGTCACAACCGTGGTCAGTCTCTGTACATTTCTGAACCAAGTCATCACTATTCCAACCAGGATAGTGCCATTCTACATTGTAGGTAAATCCAGGAATACCTTTTTGTTGAAAAAAGTCTTCAACCATCTGTTGAGTGCGGTCGTTACCATTACACTGGATAATCCAATAGTCAATGTGCTTATAACAAGAATTAAGCATTCTCTCAACGACGTGCTCCTCATTTCCAAGCATTACATTGAGACATAGTTTAGTTTTCTTCATGGCGTTAAAATAGAATCAGATAGTCCAAGTTTCTTCAGTTTTTTAGCAGTCTTGATGATGGTTTCATCAATCGTCAGATATTCATAAGTAGCAGTTCTTCCAGTGAATACTGTGTTCTTTTCTGCCTGCATCAGAGGTTCATACAGTCTGAACTGACTGAGATACTCACCAAATATCATTGGATAATATGGATTGTTCACACCATCAACGTGAGGAACAGGATACTCTCTTGTGACAATTGTTGTTTCTACATCCTGTTTATACCAGTAGGAATGGTCAATTGCACGGTTCCATCCATTCTCTTTATTACATTCATTCAGTTGAATATAAAGAGTTTTAGGGCAATAGACGTGTTCAAAATTCAAAGAGCGATAAGTTAATTCGCCAAACTGATAATCAAAGTAATTATCAACCTTACCAGTATAAACCAACAGGTCACACTTGTCTTTCAGTTTTCTCCACTCATCTCTGGGTGTATCCAAATGAACGGGGATACCATCCAGAATGTTTTCAAACATCCGAACAAATCCATACTTAGGAAGACCCTGATACTTGTTATTCACAAAGTAAGTTTCTTCACCAGGATTTCTTACTGCTAGTCGTGCAAGAATACTCTGAGGAAGTTCCTCAAAGGGAGTATTCCACATCTTTTCAGAATAATCCCTGAAGACTAAATCAATAATTTCTTCATCAGAAAGTCGTCGTCCAATAATTCTATCAGACGTATCATTATAAGGAATGGGGATTTTACCCAGTTTAGTATTTGCCCAGACCTTGACTGAGAAATCATTAAACTCCGAAAACTGATGCAACCAGTTCCAGACTTTCTCACTATTAGTATGAATTGCGTGTGGACCATGTGCATGGACAATACAACGGGTCTTTTCATCAATATAGTCGTAGCAATTACCAGAAATATAAGATCTAGTTTCAAATACTTCTACATCCCACCCATTATCTTTTAAAATTCTAGCGGCAGTTGAACCTGCTGTTCCTGCGCCGATTACATATGCAAGTGCCATAAAAATTAAATTGCAAGAATTCCAGGGAAACGTTCTTCATCCTTAATTGCTGTCAACCAAGCAGTGACAACAGGAATATGTGGTGCCATTTCCCAAGTATTTAACCGATACGTTTGAAAGCGAATATCATAGTTTCTAATGAAGTTTGCTAGCTGTTTGTTGGTATAATACCAGAAACTATGTTCATTCCAGAAGCTAACGTGAGTTGGGTCTTGGAATGCACCCCTACCATCAGTAGAAGGAACCTCAATCATTGCCCAACCACCGTGTGCAAGGACCCGATGAATTTCTCTCATTGACTTAACAGGGTCTCTCAGGTGCTCTAGAACATGACTTGCATTCAAAACACCAACACTATTATCAGGAAGTGGGATGCCATCATTCAGGTCACAAGTAATATCAGCACCCTCCTGGTCAATGGTTACATAACCAGGACGAGGATAAAGTCCACCACCAATATCAACTTTCAGAAGTCCACGGTCTTCTGCATCTTTCTCTGCAAGTTGATATCCATACTCATAATAAAGGTCTACGGTCTTAGTTTGAATTTGAGCATTTCTTTCTAGGTAAGTATTGTCACCATAAACCCTATAGATGTAAAGAGGTTTTTGAATATGATACATCTTCGTATTCAGATAGGTTCTTATCATCAACTCGTGGTCATCACATATACTTAATTGAACATTATGCCCACCGATTGATTGATAAACACTCCTTCTCCAAGATCTAACATGGTCAGGAGAATACCAGATGAATGATAATGCCTGACTAGTTGGACGCCAAGAGTTCATCACATAACGGTCTTTACCACGAAAATTGTAGAAGTAGTAAGACCAACCATGCTGCTCATTATAAGGAACAAAGTTATCATCATACACAGCAACATCACTGTACACAAAACCAACACTCTCGTCTTGGTATGCCTTGTTAAGTTCTTCCAGACAGTCTGGTGTGATCATATCATCATGGTCAACTTCCACAAGGACATCACCAGAACCAAGATGGAATGCCTTGCTCTTGTGAAACCCAACGTTAGGATTATTTTCATTACACTCGTAGATCTTTACCCTCCCATCATTCTCAATTTCTGGAGAGAGTTTGCTACGGTTAAACTTACCATTCAACCACAAAATCCACTCCCAGTTCTCATAAGTCTGAGCACACAGACTTTCGTAGAGTTCTTGAAGGTAGGGAGTGTTCTTGTGGGATGGCGAAATAATGCTGAACTTATAATCCATTCAAGTAAAGGTGATATAGAAGTATTATACCTTATGTAGTTGGTTCAGTCAAACTATTTTTTGAAATTTTTGAAACTACTTTTTTTAACTGATCATTCACTAGATATGGTAGTTCAGTTCCCCTCATGTTCTGAATATAAATTTTTCTACCATCAATATATTTTTTACCATTATCTGGTTTGTAAAGACCACCCACTAAAGTTATAGGTAGTTTTTCTATCTCACAATTAACCGCATCTAAATCACAATAAAAATTATCAAGTATACTAATATCAGTCAAACCATAATTTATGGTTGTGACATTCAACTTCTCACTTAACTTAAAAACATCATTATCAAAAAATATCATATTAATCTGGTTTAGTTGGCCAATTCTCGTGATTTAAATCATTAACCATTGGTTTTGGATCACTAATAATAACTGGGAGATCTCGCAATATCTGACGATATGTTGCCCACTCATCTTTCTTTTCTTCTGTTAGTGGGGAATCTGGAGATTGAGTCCAATCACATCTAGATAAAAGACTATCTCTTATATTTCTAAATTCTTTCCAGTAATTTCTTGCTGCTTCCAATGCCAATTCTTCTAAAATTTTTTTCTCCTCATTCTCTTTATTTAATGCCTCAAGTTCAGTATCAATTCTTTCCTTTTCATTATTAAAATCCAAAACTGCCTGTTCAAAAATACCCAACTCCTCAATTCTTTTATTGGGAGATCCATCAATATACTCAATCTCACCCCAGGTATCATACCATTGAACAGCATGAATATTTGACGGAATCCAAGAAAAATCCTGTTCAATATTACGATAAAACTCATTATCAATTCCAATTGTTTTATCACTTGGAATAAGTGTAATTCTCATTCTTCTTTACCTTCTTCTAAGATATTTATAGGTTGATTGAGTGGTGTAATTTGTGCAGGAATAATTTGTTGCTTAAGTGCTTCTTTATAAAGTTCTTGGTTTTGATAGTTTGCTCGCACAACTTCATTCCTAAAACTCTCTACTGCTGCTCCAGTCTGATTTGATTTTTGTGCTATTTCAACTGCCATAAAAGGCATCCAAGTTACTGCACACCCCCACTCATCAACTGGTTCTCCTGTGTTTGGATTAGTACCTCTCATCTGAGTGTACCATGAACACTTAAGACCAATGCAGTCTTTCTTAATAAGTGGACAAAAGTTTCCTGGTTTAATTTTAGCCATATCTAAAAATTATATTATATCAGTATTAGTCTTTAGAAGCAATAATTAAGTCAACATATTGGACAGCAAAGTCCATTGCTGTACCTGTAAAAGATGCTGAACCAGACCAAGATGGATTAGTAAATCCGTGTCCGTGAGAGTTTCCACCACCAGTTGATGTGGTATTTGGGCTGAGACCAACAATTGTACCACCACCGGCAAATCCTTGAGAACCACCTCCACCATTATCAAGCAAAAATTGCCCAGATGTTGATGAGTGGTTGTGGGATGGCATCTCTGAAGTGGTTAGTGTAGTATTACTTACAGAACCGCCAGAGTTAGATCCAGAAACCGAAACAGAACCAGATGGTGTCCTAGAAGCAAATACACTTGTAAATGCGGTCGTACCACCAGAACTTGCAGATCCACTTACTACTCTAAGTGCTTTATTATTATGAGTTGTTTGTTTGGTCCAACCAGTAGGTGCTGCTGTCTGTTGGAATAACATCAAAGTGCCTGATGCAAAAGTTATAGCGCCAGAAGTACCTTGAGATCCAACAGCACCCTGTGCACCTACAGCACCTTGAGCACCTGTAGATCCTTGAGCACCTTGAGTACCTGTAGATCCTTGAGCACCTTGAGCACCTATAGTACCTTGAGATCCTGATGTACCTGCGGTTCCTTGAGCACCTTGAGCACCTGTGGAACCTTGAGCACCTTGAGCACCTGTGGAACCTTGAGCACCTTGAGCACCTGTAGATCCTTGTGCTCCTACTGAACCTTGAGCACCAGTAGCACCTTGAGCACCAGTAGCACCTTGAGCACCTGTGGAACCTTGAGCACCAACTGTGCCTTGTACACCTGTAGATCCTTGAGCACCTACATCACCTTGAGCACCTTGAGCACCTACATCACCTTGAGCACCTGTGGAACCTTGAGATCCTGATGCACCTGCGGTTCCTTGAGCACCAGTAGCACCTTGAGCACCTTGAGCACCTATAGTACCTTGAGATCCTGATGTACCTGCGGTTCCTTGAGCACCTTGAGCACCTTGAGCACCTTGAGCACCTTGAGCACCTTGAGCACCTGTAGATCCTTGTGCTCCTACTGAACCTTGAGCACCAACTGTGCCTTGTACACCTGTAGATCCTTGTGCTCCTACTGAACCTTGAGCACCTTGAGCACCTTCAGCACCTGTAGATCCTTGAGCACCTTGATCCCCTACAGCACCTTGAGCACCTTGAGCACCTGTAGATCCTTGAGCACCTTGAGCACCTGTAGATCCTTGAGCACCTTGAGTTCCAGGTGTTCCCTGCCTAACCCAAGATGTTCCATTCCATATCCATCTGGAGTTACTAGATGTAAAAATATCATTTACTGATGGACTATCTGGAAAGTTTAGAGCCATTATCTAACCACTATATTCCTTTCAAGTTATTTATCTTTTCTTTGAATTCTTAAAGGATTATAACCAATATCATACATAAAGTCAAATAAAAAAAGAGAGTATAAAACTCTCCTTTTTTAACCACCAACTCACCTCTCCCACCACAGAGAGGGTCTTCATTCCCAAAGATACAAGGAATCTTGAAGACCTTAAAGAGAACGTACACCCATCATCAAAGATTAGTTAACCAAATGTTTTCAGCAAGTTTTGCTTCGCCAGTTATAATTGCAGATTCTAGATCTGAAATATCTTCTCCAGAATCTACAATTTCTTGGTCAGTAACAACAAGTTTAAGGTGTCCAACATTACGATCAATATTAGATTTTAAGTCTTTGGAGGGCGTTTCTCCACCATCTAATTTTTCAATAGCATCTTCAATCACCCAAACACTATCTTTAGCTACAGTAATTGTTTGCAAAATTTGTTCTTGAGTTCTTGCCATTTTTTAAGCTCCTATAAAGTTTTTTGAATCTTCAAAGACCTGATTATTTGCATTTATATTCAATTCAATATCTTCATAATCAATTGATTCAAGATCTCTCCAAAATTCAAGTCCTTTACATCTTGATAAGATTTCATCGGAAAGAATTTCTTTTGGAGATAAAGAAGTTTTTTTCAACTCCTTTCTAACATAATGCATATCACTTAAACCATAAGTAGAGGCATCATTTTCCTCATTAATGTTAATAAGATTATCAAATTCGTGTTCATAATATTCTTCATCAAGAAACTCATAAATTTTCTTCATTGTTTTTTCTGGAAAACTAACAAGATCATCATATTCAACAAAATGCAAATATTTTTCCTGCCCTTTCGTTAGTACATCACGAATTCCCAAATAACTTTGTCCAAGAATTCCAGATTCACTTACAAGAAATTCACAACGATTATCATCCGTTAATAAAATATTAGATTTAACTAACATATCATCAATAAAGTTTATTTTTCCATTTACTTCATATGGATTACGACGATGCATCGAAATAAAAGATGCTAAAATTTCATCAATGTTTCTAACAGGACAAATAATTTTTGGTGTAATTCCCAAGTAACCTTCAATGTAATGAATTCGATTTACCCAAGATCTATTCTTGTCAAAAATTACTGGTTTTTTTACATCAAAATAATATTGATGAATAATATTGGAAATAATCATTGATGCTTGTTCTGGTTTTGGATATGCCAAAAACAACTCGTCCTGAGACAATTGTTGTTCTAACATAATCATCAACCCAGTCACAGGAGAACTAGGACCAGAATAAAACCTTGGATTTTGATTTAAAATGCTAGATAAAATTGTACTTCCAGAGCGAGGAAGTCCCGCCATAAAATAATAAGTTTTTTGCACTGGTTCTACCATAGACTTAATTTACTGAGCATCAACGGATTTAACAATTTCATTAAAATCAAACAGTTCGGTTCCCTCTTCATAAGGATACTCAACTTCATTACCATCAAAGTCAAAATCAAAAAGATAACTCCCCGGTAATTTAAAATCATATGGAACTGTTGTGGAGATATTATCATGCAGATCATATCCAAATACTTTTGGACTAGTCCCATTCCAAAGAACTGTTGATTTTTTATTTAGTGCGGCAGCAGCATGTTGAACACAAGAATCAATTAAGATTCTTTTTTTAGCATGAAGAACAATACTAAAGTATTCCATCAAAGATAAAGATTTTTCTGGTGTTGCAAAAATGTGCTCGACACCTTCTAGTTTTGGCGAATTAACTTTTGTAAGTTGAATAATATGATATTCAGATTTATAATAATCTACAAGTTTTTCTGCAAGATCAAATGGCATATCTCTTGTCCAAGAATATGGTTTCGAATCAGTGGTCATAACTCCACCGTTAGTATGAATAATCATAACTGGTTTTTTTCGTTTCCAAACTTCTCTGGATATATTTTGTTGAAGTTTATTAAATCTTATTTCTGGTCTTTCTCTAGAATATTTAATACCATACATATCACACCAATTCTCAATTAAACGTTTACGTTTATGAATATGATTAGTTGTATAATATGGTTCATTATGAAATAGAATAGAATCTTTATCTTGAATATATTCTTGATAAAAATACTGCGTTGTTCCTATGGTATAAACTCTATGAACATAAGGAAGATTTATAAAAATATCTGCATATGCACAGACTATAACTAATTTACGATCTGGGTGATTTGCTTTAATTGCTTTTGCTACTGCGGTGGCCGCAATATGTTTTCCAATACCACCCTGCACATGAAAAATACTATATTTTGATTTCATAAATGAATGATTAACTTGAATGGGTCTACTTATAAAATATTATTATCAATTTATGGTGCATTATATTATATCATCTCTTTTTAAAACTGTCAATCCATTATTGTTTGTTTTATACTTATAAAATTTCCAGTGTGGATTCTTCATTACAAACTCAATAACCGCAGATAACAATCCTTTATCATCTTTTCCATCTTCTCCTTTAAGACCAAATGTATATGTGTCATGAAATACAATATATTTTTGTGCCTTGTTTCCGTGAAGATTTAATTCCCGTTTAAGTTGATCATATATGTGAAAAGTATCAATAAACAATAAATCAGTCTCTTCAATTTCTATATCGAGAACATCTGCTTGAATATATTCCGCAGATTTTCCTTGTCGTTTAGCAAGATCAAAAAGTTTTTGAACATTTGAATCTAATATGATATCAAAGGAAAAAAGTTTAGCATTAGTGTTTAAAAATGCTCTAGTACTAACTCCTGTTCTAACTCCCATTTCCACTACGGTCTTACATTCTTTTGCTAATTCATAAAGTTCATGAACATTTTCGTTGATATCACTTGGTATTTTCCTTGCTCTTTGATACTCTAAATCAAATACACCTGATTTTATATTTTTATCTTTACGTTGATGTTCATAAAGTTTTATCATATTGTGTGGGATTTCCCAATTTTTTCCATTGATAAAATGATCATATGATATCAAGTTTTTTGAATCTAATTCAATTCTTTTTGAAATATCACTGTCGGGGTCTTCAAACTTTGTAAGTGTTTCCGAAATAGTTCCTTTAATTTTATTTGAATTAATCGCGTAAATGTTTTTTGCATATTGTACAAAAAAATCATCACCATACCAAACTTGATATAGAGATGGTATAACTTTATATGATTCTCTTAACATAAACATACAGATTCCGAATGCCCACGACTGACCTCCAATAGGTTTTGTGGGATCATAATTTAATTTTACAATCTCTTCTTTTGTATCAATATAATCATCAATTTTATAATTATTTTGCCTTCCCTGTAAATTTACACCAATCAAATCTCCATTTGAAAGATTAAAATCAATAATCATATCAAATATTTCTGATGACACTTTAATATCATCATTTAATATTCCAATAATTTTAGATTTTGATCGAAAATATCCCTCATTCCAAGCAGGATTTACAAAAATATTTTTACCATATGAAATAATTTCAATTTTTGAGTGATTTAAAATCTCATAAGATGGTCTTTTTAATTTATTATTGTCAACGATAATAATTTTGTTAATTGAGTTATGACTTACATAAGTTTGCAAAGATTCTTCAAATTTATTTGCAAACCACATTGTTGGAATAATGAGATCGATCATAAATTATAACTCTTTTCAAAATTTCCTTTATATATTTTATTTCCAATATGTGATACTGTGTGTTTTGGATTTAACCAAATATCATATCCCAATTCCTTTATTTTTCTAGTTAATGCGACATCCTCTCCGATAAAACTTCCATTTTCAAAGGTATATTCACAAATATTTTTTAAAGGACTGTTACGAAATAGTAATTCTGTGTTTGTATTCCACAAATCAATAATAACCTTACGAGTCAATTTAAGAAATCCTGTCCCACATTTTTCAATTTTAATATATCCATCGGTATCTTTTTGAATGTCATTATTTAACCATACATTATATTTAATTTTTTTATCTTCCTTATTCACAACAGGTATTGTTATAACATCCTTTTCAGATTGAATAATTTCAATTAATGCTTTTTCATCCCAATATTCATCATCATCAATAAACACCATTACATCATAATTATCAGTATAAGATAATTTAAATAACTCATTTCTAGCCATTGGAAGAATACTTTCATTAGCTAAAAAAACACATCTAATATCTAAGTCATTTTTGATTCCTAATTTAATAGATTCACATAAACTGTGAACAAAATAAGCATCAACTTTTTGATCAAGGCATGGTGTAGCAATTAAAACTTTTTTCATATATTCTCACGTATCATACAGTATGTATGAGACTATTATATCACGAATTTTCCAATATATCCAATCTTGATTTTAATACATCAACTTCCTCTGATAATTCCTTCACTGCATTTACAAGAACTGGAATCATATGATCTGATGTCAGTTTGAGATGCTCTGGATCATTTGAGTCTACAATAACAGGATTTTCTCCTTCTGCTTCAAGGACATTCTGGGCACTGAATCCATACCTACGCTTTCCTTCTATGTCCTTTAATTCATCAGTATCACGGTCCTTAAAGGCATATTCAATTGGAGTAATATTATGAAGGAAACCTCTACCATGAGGAACAGGTCCAAAAATGCACTTGTCACGGCAATCAGAAACTGCTGTCCAAGCAACCTGGATAAGAGCACATGCATGACTGTTGTTACCCATAATGATGTAATTGGATTCTGTTGTAACATTACAAAGTCCTGTAGAACCCGTTCCAGCATTTTGTCCGAAGAAAAGATTATTAGTTCCAGTGGTGTTGCAGTAACCAGCATTACGTCCAATAAAGGTGTTGTTGCATCCACTGGTGTTGCAGATACCAGTATAAGCTCCAATGAAGATGTTAAAGGTTCCACTGGTGTTGCGGAATCCAGCACATTGTCCAATGAAGTTGTTAAAGGCTCCAGTGGTGTTGCATTGACCGGCACTAAATCCAATAAAGTTGTTATTGGATCCAGTGGTGTTGCTGAAACCAGCACATCGTCCAGCAAAGAAGTTAAAGGATCCACCGGTGTTGCAGTAACCAGCACTAAATCCAATAAAGTTGTTATTGGATCCAGTGGTGTTGCCGAAACCAGCATAAGCTCCAATGAAGGTGTTATTGGATCCAGTGGTGTTGTTGGATCCAGCAAGTCGTCCAATGAAGTTGTTGCAGGTTCCAATGGTGTTGGATTGACCAGCATTAGATCCAAAGAAGTTGTTGTTGGCTCCACTGGTGTTGCATCGACCAGCAAATCGTCCAAAGAAGTTGTTGTAGGATCCACTGGTGTTGCTGAAACCAGCACATTGTCCAGCAAAGAAGTTATGAGTTCCACTGGTGTTGCATCGACCAGCATTAGATCCAAAGAAGTTGTTGTTGGCTCCACCGATGTTGGATTGACCAGTATAAGCTCCAATGAAGTTGTTATTGGATCCAGTGGTGTTGCTGAAACCAGCACATCGTCCAATGAAGTTGTTGCAGGTTCCAGTGGTGTTGCTATAACCAGCACTAAATCCAATGAAGTTGTTGTTAGTTCCAGTGCTGTTGTATCGACCAGCATAATTTCCAATGAAGTTGTTGTAGTTTCCAATGGTGTTGCGGAATCCAGCAAATCGTCCAAAGAAGTTGTTGTTAGTTCCAGTGCTGTTGCATCGACCAGCACATTGTCCAATGAAGTTGTTGAAGGATCCAGTGGTGTTACAGGCACCAGCACCTTGTCCAATAAAGTTGTTATTGGATCCAGTGGTGTTACAGGCACCAGCACATTGTCCAGCAAAGAAGTTAAAGGATCCACTGGTGTTGGATTGACCAGCACAATAACCAGCAAAGAAATTATTGAGTCCAGTGCCACCAGTTCCTGCTTCTGAACTGTAAATGGTCCCACAAGAACCACTTAAAATGAATTCTCCACCGCCACCGACACCCCCTCCTGCAGGTCCTTGAGCACCTTGAGCACCAGTAGCACCAGCGGTTCCTTGAGCACCTTGAGCACCAGATCCAGTGGCACCTTGAGCACCTGTAGATCCTTGAGCACCTGTAGATCCTTGAGCACCTTGAGTACCTGTAGATCCTTGAGCACCTGTAGATCCTTGAGCACCTTGAGCACCTTGAGCACCTTGAGCACCAGATCCACTGCCACCCTCTCCTGCAGGTCCTTGAGCACCTTGAGCACCAGTAGCACCTGTAGATCCTTGAGCACCAGTAGCACCTGTAGATCCTTGAGCACCAGATCCAGTGGCACCTTGAGCACCTGTAGATCCTTGAGCACCAGTAGCACCTGTAGATCCTTGAGCACCAGATCCAGTGGCACCTTGAGCACCTGTAGATCCTTGAGCACCTGTAGATCCTTGAGCACCTTGAGCACCTGTAGATCCTTGTGCTCCTACTAAACCTTGAGCACCAGTAGCACCTTGAGCACCTTGAGCACCAGATCCACTGCCACCCTCTCCTGCAGGTCCTTGAGCACCTTGAGCACCTTCAGCACCAGCGGTTCCTTGAGCACCTTGAGCACCAGATCCAGTGGCACCTTGAGCACCTGTAGATCCTTGAGCACCTTGAGTACCTGTAGATCCTTGAGCACCTATAGATCCTTGAGCACCTGTAGATCCCTGAGCACCTTGAGCACCAGATCCAGTGGCACCTTGAGCACCTGTAGATCCTTGAGCACCTTGAGCACCTTCAGCACCAGCGGTTCCTTGAGCACCTTGAGCACCAGATCCAGTGGCACCTTGAGCACCTATAGATCCTTGAGCACCTGTAGATCCCTGAGCACCTTGAGCACCAGATCCAGTGGCACCTTGAGCACCTTGAGCACCTTCAGCACCAGCGGTTCCTTGAGCACCTTGAGCACCTGTAGATCCTTGAGCACCTACATCACCTTTATCACCAGTCCTAGCAAAGGTGATGATAACGTCTTCACTATCACTGAATGAAGAAGCACTACCAGATACATATCCACAACTGACTGTGAAGTATCCAGTGTTCTCAGTCACACTAGAGATAGTGAACAGAGCAAAGTCGTCAGCATTCAGTCTATTAGAAATTCTAAAGTGACCCTTAATAGTAGAAGTAGAGTCATCAATAGTTCTTAAGAATGACTGAATATCTGTAGAGTTATCGTCAACATCATCAATGTATAGAACCGTAGCAGATGAAACTGTAGCGTTATTGAGCTTTAGTATTCCAGTTCCTGGGTCACTAGCAGTAATGTTTGTAGAGAAAGTATAGTCAAATGTAGCGCCACCGAAGTTACCATCAGCTCCTTGTGCTCCAACAGCACCCTGTGCACCTTGAGCACCAGCAGTTCCTTGAGCACCAGCGGTTCCTTGAGCACCTTCAGCACCAGTAGCACCTGTGGAACCTTGAGCACCTTCAGCACCAGTAGCACCTGTGGAACCTTGAGCACCAGCAGTTCCTTGAGCACCAGCGGTTCCTTGAGCACCTTCAGCACCAGTAGCACCTGTGGAACCTTGAGCACCAGCAGTTCCTTGAGCACCAGCGGTTCCTTGAGCACCTTCAGCACCTGTAGATCCTTGAGCACCTTCAGCACCTGTAGATCCTTGAGCACCAGCAGTTCCTTGAGCACCAGCGGTTCCTTGAGCACCTTCAGCACCCTGAGCACCTTCAGCACCTTGAGCACCTGTGGAACCTTGAGCACCAGCGGTTCCTTGAGCACCTTCAGCACCCTGAGCACCTTCAGCACCTTCAGCACCTTGAGCACCAGTAGAACCTTGAGCACCAGTGACACCAGTAGAACCTTGAGCACCGGTGGCACCTATTGAACCTTGTGCTCCATCAGCACCTTGAGCACCTGTGGCACCTGTGGAACCTTGAGCACCAGTGGCACCTGTGGAACCTTGAGCACCGGTGACACCAGTAGAACCTTGAGATCCATCAGCACCTTGAGCACCAGCAGTTCCTTGTGCTCCAGTGGAACCTGTAGATCCTTGTGCTCCAGTGGAACCTGTAGATCCTTGTGCTCCAGTGGAACCGGTAGAACCTTGTGCACCTGTATCTCCTTTATCACCAGTTCTAGCAAATGTGATAATTACATCAAGGTTATTGGTAAATGATGTCGTAATACCAGAAACATAAGAAATAGGAACTGCAAAGTAATTTGTATATTCAGTATGAAGACCTACAATTGAAAATAATCCAAAATATGCAGTATTTCCTTTTTGTGCAATTGTGAAATGTCCCTTAATATTAGAAGTTGAATCATCAATTGTTTGTAAATAACTTGTAATATCTACATTATTATCATCATCATTATGAATATAAAGATAACTTGCTGTTGTTATTCCAACTTGATTTAATCTTAATTTACCTTGTGTTGGATCGCTATCTACTGTTGAACTATCAAATGTGTAATCAAAAGCAGCACCACCAAAGTTTCCATCAGCACCTTGAGCACCTGTAGAACCTGTAGATCCTTGTGCTCCTGCCGTACCTTGTGCACCAGCAGTTCCTTGAGATCCTTGTGCTCCTGCTGTACCTTGAGCACCTGTAGAGCCTGTAGATCCTTGTGCTCCATCAGCACCTTGAGCACCTGTGGAACCTGTGGAACCTTGAGCACCTATAGAACCAGTAGAACCTTGGGCACCAGCATTACCTTGTGCTCCAGTGACACCTGTGGAACCTTGTGCTCCAGTGGCACCTGTGGAACCTTGTGCTCCATCAGCACCTTGAGCACCTGTGGAACCTGTGGAACCTTGAGCACCTATAGAACCTTGTGCACCGGTAGCACCTGTGGAACCTTGGGCACCAGCATTACCTTGTGCTCCAGTGACACCTGTGGAACCTTGAGCACCAGTAGAACCTTGAGCACCAGTGACACCAGTAGAACCTTGAGCACCGGTGGCACCTATTGAACCTTGTGCTCCATCAGCACCTTGAGCACCAGATCCAGTGGCGCCTTGAGCACCTTGAGCACCTTCAGCACCAGCGGTTCCTTGAGGACCTTGAGCACCAGCGGTTCCTTGAGCACCAGCGGTTCCTTGAGCACCAGCGGTTCCTTGAGCACCTTGATCCCCTACAGCACCTTGAGCACCAGCGGTTCCTTGAGCACCTTCAGCACCAGCGGTTCCTTGAGCACCTTGAGCACCTTCAGCACCAGCGGTTCCTTGAGCACCTTGAGCACCTTCAGCACCAGCGGTTCCTTGAGGACCTTGAGCACCAGTAGCACCTGTGGAACCTTGAGCACCAGCGGTTCCTTGTGCTCCAGTATCACCCTTATCACCAGTTCTAGCAAAAGTAATAATAACGTCTTCACCATTGGAGAATGATGTAGCACTTCCTGAAACGTATGAAGAACTTACATCAAAATATCCAGTGTTCTCTGTTACTGAAGAAATAGTAAACAGAGCAAAGTCTGAGGCATCAAGTCGGTTTGAAATTCTAAAGTGACCCTTAATAGTAGAGGTAGAGTCATCAATAGTTCTCAAGAACGACTGAATATCAGTTCCATTGTCGTCAGTATAATCAATATAAAGGTTTAGTGCTCCAGAGAAAGGAGACTCACTAAACTTCAGAGTTCCTGTTCCTGGGTCGCTATCGGTAGTATTTGTAGAAAATGTATAGTCGAAGGTAGCACCACCAAAGTTTCCATCAGCACCCTGAACTCCTTGAGCACCAGTAGCACCTGTGGAACCTTGAGCACCTTCAGCACCTTGAGCACCAGCGGTTCCTTGAGCACCTTGAGCACCTTCAGCACCTTGAGCACCAGCGGTTCCTTGAGCACCTTGAGCACCTGTAGATCCTTGAGCACCTTGATCCCCTACAGCACCTTGAGCACCTTCAGCACCTGTAGATCCTTGAGCACCTTGAGCACCTGTAGATCCTTGAGCACCTTGAGCACCTGTAGATCCTTGAGCACCTTGAGCACCTGTAGATCCTTGAGCACCTTGAGCACCTTCAGCACCTGTAGTTCCTTGAGCACCAGCGGTTCCTTGAGCACCTTGAGCACCTTGATCCCCTACAGCACCTTGAGCACCTTCAGCACCTGTAGATCCTTGAGCACCAGCGGTTCCTTGAGCACCAGCGGTTCCTTGAGCACCAGCGGTTCCTTGAGCACCAGCGGTTCCTTGAGCACCTTCAGCACCTGTAGATCCTTGAGCACCTTGAGCACCTGTAGATCCTTGAGCACCTTGAGCACCTTGATCCCCTACAGCACCTTGAGCACCTTCAGCACCTGTAGTTCCTTGAGCACCTTCAGCACCTTGTAAAGCCGCAGTTTCAATTGATTCCCATTTAATTCCAGACCCCGTTGAAATTAAAACAGAAGAAGCTGCACCAACATTACCAAAATAATCTTTTAAAGTTGAATTAAATTTAACACTATCAACAAATGTAGAGACACCTGTTATATTAATCCCGCCATTAGATACACTAATCCCACTATCCGAAGTAATAATACCGGATGAATTAATATTTCTAACAGAAATTAAATCTCTTTCAGTAAATTGGACTGCTCCAGCAGCAAGTCTAACACCATTAGGAACTTGCGTAGAACCAATACCAACGGCATAGTTTGATAACCAAGCATCAGTTCCAAGTCCAGAAAATTCACCCGCCTTGAACCACATAATCTTTTTATATGTGGTAGGCGTAGTTTCAATACCAGCAATAAAAAGATTAACTAGTGGAGAACCTTCAGTTGATGCAACAGCAATACCACCATGATTTGCAGTATTATCATTAGAAGCATCATTACCAAATGCATCAGTTCTAAAACCAAGAACAATATCTGGATCATAAATTTTTAATTCACTTGTAAGTAATGTCGCTGTTGTTCCACCAATAGTAATGTTTCCGTTAACATTTAAATTACGATTGACTTGAAGATCTCTTGTAACTTCTATATCCTGTGGTACTGTGAATTGATTTGGAATACTTAATGTTGGTGTCGAACCTTCACCAGTGCCACCAGTTATGGTAATTTGATTTGCAGTTCCTGTAATATCTCTTACATAATCTCCAGTCGTATCGGTTCCCAATCCAACTGAATTTGGTTGAATAGTTGCCGCTAATGAAACATTTCCAGTTCCATCAAAACTGATCGCTGATGCAACAACGTCTCCTGTAATTTCAAATGTTCTTGAGTTCTGAAGTGCTGTTGCAATACCCGCAGTAGTTGCATAAGTTGCTATACCTGCTGATGTGGAATATGTAGAAATACCCGATACATCAGCATAATCTGCAGTTGCAGCATTGCCACTTATATCAATATCATAAGATCCAGATAATCTAGAGGCATTAATAGTTCCAGTAGTAATATTTGCAGCATCAGAAAGATTTGTTGCTGTTGTTGCAGTTCCAGTTAAATTACCTACAAAACCACCTGCTGAAGTGGTTACTCCTGAAACATTAACTTGCTGAAATTCAGCATTTCTATTTGTTCCTATTCCTAGCGATACAACACTACTACTAGATGTCCATTCTACAGAAGATCCTGTAGAAACTAAAACGGATCCAGCTACTCCAACCTGATTATTATAATCGTAAACCTTACCACGAAGTCTTTCTGGTTTCTTACCGAAATATGCCATCTATCTTACCCCTAAGTTTGTTCTAGAATACTCAACATTACATCAATACTGGAAGATATATTGGAAAATACCTGCAATTTATCACCGGTCTCTAAAATGATTTTATTGCCACCATTAAACTCATAAAGAGATCCATCTGAAAGTTCTAAACTTTTAGCAAGATAAACTGTATCAGAAGCACCTGCCTTGTCTACAAGAACATTAGCATTTATAGGATATTCTACTGTGTTTACCAAACACAGTCCCACAATTACGGATGTAGTCGCGCCGGGAACAGTGTAAATATCACTTGCAGCAGTTCCTACATTTGCTTTAGTATAACTTTTAAATAAATTTGCCATTTTTATTATCCTAGTGCGATTGCAAGTGCAAGTGCATCATTACTTGCTGTGGTAAGAACACTAATTCCATCAATTTTAAGATCTGTCGAACTATTTATATCTCCACCAACATCTAATTTATATGTAGGTACAGTGGAATTTATTCCAACTTCACCACCAATAGATGTGGTAATAACTGTCCCAGCTGCTCCAACATTTAAAGTCCCTTCAATAGTACCAATACCACTATAGGAAACATTAGTACCAGATAAGTAATCAATAGTACCAGTTGTTACATCTAAAGTGCTTATGGTTACAATACCAGAAACACTTAACTGGTTGAGAGTACCAACAGATGTAAGTGAAGAATTAACTATACCAGAACCAAGTGTATTTGATGAAAGAACATCTGTTCCATTGATTTTAATAGTGCTAGTATTAATTCCTATTCCACTGACTCCACCAATTTTAAGATCCGAAGTGTTTTTATCGAATGTGAAGTTAGAAGATGCTCCAAGAGTTAAATTATCATTGAAAATAACTTCAGTATTAGATCCAGCAGATGCAGTACCGTACCGATAATCAAGATAATTCCATGATGTGGTTCCTAAACCAACTTTAATTCTTCCAGTATCTAATTCTAAACCCAACTCACCTTCAGCAAGCACTGGATTGGCATTTGTCCAGTCTGCAGAACTTCCTCTTCTAATTTGAATTCTAGTTGCCATTTTTTTTAAATGCCTCCTCCATTAACATTTTCTATTCCACCATAATTTGATGATGGCGATCCACCATCAAGATTTCCTTGCAAATCTATAACAACTTCTGTTATATTACCTACAATAAACGCAGAAACACCAGTTCCAACAAAATTAAGAGTCGTACTTGCAGATCCAACTTGTATTCCTTCATCTTGAATTGCAATACCAGACCCAACAGCAACAATCCCAGTTAGTCCAGATCCATCACCGACAAATGCACTAGCTGTTACTACTCCACTTACATTTACATCACCAGAAACAGTCAGTTTTGATGTTGGAATTTCAGTTCCTATACCAACATTAGAAAGAGTATGTATTCCTAATACGGTAGATGACCAATAGGATTCACTACTTCCACCAGAACCAGCAGAAGGTGTAGTCCAACTAACTCCAATTCCAGTTGAAGTAAGGATTGATCCGGCAGCACCTACAACATTATTACTATCATATAATGCACCACGAATTCTTATTCCCCCATCAATGTCCAATCTTTGTGTTGGATTTGTTAATCCAAGACCGACATTACCTGAGGTAAAATAAGTATTATATGCAGTGCTGCCAATCCCAACACTCCAAGGATTAACTGCTATTACGGTGACACCTAATCCTGTTGATGTCTGATCCTGCTCAAGATAAAGTTTACCGTCATATGTGTTAATAGCTAACTCACCAAGAGATAGCTGACTTTCAGTAGGAACTTTACCAGGCGTAGCACTACGCCTAATTATAATCTTAGGATCTGCCATTACTAGATTCGGTATTTACCTTAATAGCAGTATATACTGCTCCTTATATTTATTAAGAAAAATTATTTCTTCTCGGACGATATTTAAATAGGTTTACTGGTGGATCTGGTTTCATCCACTCTTCTATTTTATTGATCCTTTCTTCACTATAAAATTCTTGCTGAACATACCACAGTTTCCAATGCTCGTACCCCTTATCTTGATTACAGGAGTGACAGCAGCAAACTACATTCTTTGTGAAGTCCATTCCACCTTTGGACTGTGGAACAATGTGGTCTATTGTGAGATTTTCTCCTGATCCACAATAAGCACATTGATGATTCCATTGCTCTTTTATATGTTTCTTCCACATTCGTTTTGCCTCTCCAGAACTTGTTGTGTATAGATTAAACAAGTATTCTTTTGGAGAGTGTAGAGGTCCCATAAATTACTGCGACTTATCTATATTTATTCTCTTACATGCTCCTCGTGCCCATGCCCGTGCCATACTATCTACATGAGAGCAAAGTTTACCAGACTCACCACAATAAGGACACTTGGAATCCTTTGGGTCATTAGGGTACGAAAACTTTGGCATCGCTCTGGTTTAATTGTTTTTGATTTTCAACACCAAACGCATCATCAAATTCTTCATATATTTCCTTCCAAGAACCACCAACACCACCATCCATATTGACGACAATCTCATTGGTTGGAAGTGCCTTTGGAGTTTCAATATCTATTACCTGGTCCATCAGCACCTTGTTTTTTACAATCTCACGATTTGGTCCGTCCAGACTCATCATCATTCTTGCATCTTCAAAACTACCACAGTCACAAATTTTTTTATGAGTTCTTCTTTCTCTTACTGTAAAGTGCTCGTCATTATACTTTTTCATTATTAGGTTGCGAAGGAACTACTGGACTTCTACTTTTATTTTTAATTACAATGAAGGCATCATTCTGATAGGAAATTGTTCCGTATGGTTTTGACCACTTTGGATTTGCACTTTCGGTTTGCTTAATACCACTGAAAGCAACTCCACCGATTTCAACAGCAATATCATCATCAGCAGTCCATTTCAATTTTTGAAGAGCACTATTAAGATGTTCTACCCAATCAGCACTTCTCATTACATTTTCCTCAGGTTCAAGGTTTCCGATCATCTGGTTTTTCTAGTCTCTCTTCATTATACTTCTTTTTTGGCGGTCTGTAAAGATTTGGCCAAGTATCCCGTATTATCTCTGCGAGTTTGTATGGTGTTTCCGTTGTTATCATTCCAGTGTCTTATTGCGTTTGCTACGATTGCGATATTTGTAATCAGGTATGTGATAAAAATAAGGGTGCGTATAATAGCAATAGTATCAGACTCTCTATCGTTTTTACCTGACTTCTCGCCAAGTGCTTTTGCCCACAAACGCCAGAGTGTTTTTTGTTTCTTCATAGAGTTAAAAAAAGACCCCTTTGAGGGGGGGTCTTGTATTATACGACATATTTAGAGAGCATTCCCTCTTGGGAGAACCTCATCTGGAAATACAAAATTTTCATGAATCTGATCCACAGGAGCCATCCAAGCACGCAAGCCCTCGTTTAATAATATATTCTTCGTGTAGAAAGTTTCAAACTCTGGATCTTCTGCCGCTCTAACTTCCTGAGATACAAAATCATAAGCTCTTAGGTTAAGAGCAAGACCAATGATGCCGATAGAAGAAGTCCAAAGGCCCATAACGGGTACAAAAAGCATAAAGAAATGCAGCCAACGTTTATTAGAAAAAGCAATACCAAAGATCTGGGACCAAAATCTGTTGGCAGTAACCATTGAATAAGTTTCTTCTTCTTGGGTAGGCTCAAACGCTTTGAAAGTATTTGATTGATCACTGTCTTCATAAAGTGTGTTCTCAACTGTTGCACCGTGAATAGCACAGAGTAGTGCTCCTCCTAGTATACCAGCAACTCCCATCATATGGAAGGGGTTTAGCGTCCAATTGTGGAAACCCTGAAGGAACAGAAGGAACCTGAAGATAGCAGCAACACCAAAGGAAGGTGCGAAGAACCAACTGGATTGACCCAGAGGATACATCAGGAATACGCTGACGAACACAGCAATAGGACCTGAGAATGCGATTGCGTTATAAGGTCTGATACCAACCAGGCGAGCAATCTCAAACTGGCGAAGCATGAAACCTATAAGGGCAAAGGCTCCGTGGAGCGCCACAAAAGTCCAGAGTCCCCCAAGTTGGAACCAACGGACGATATCTCCCTGAGACTCTGGACCCCAAAGTAAAAGAAGAGAATGACCCATAGAATCTGCAGGCGACGACACAGCAGCTGTAAGGAAATTAGCGCCCTCAAGGTAACTAGACGCCAACCCGTGGGTGTACCAGCTTGTAACAAACGTCGTGCCAGTAAGCCAGCCACCAAGGGCAAGATAAGCAGTGGGAAAAAGTAGTAGTCCAGACCAACCCACAAATATGAAGCGATCGCGTTTAAGCCAGTCATCAAGGACATCGAACCAACCTCTCTGTGAAATGGGCGGTGAAAGAGTTGAAGAAGTCATAACCTCCTGTATCGTTTCTCATATTTATCTTAACATTCCTTAACAAAGAAGTCAATGGGTGTTTGTGCTCATCCCCAATAAATGACGCTAAGAGTGAACGCAACGAAAATAATAACTGTGAATATCATCATACCTACACCTGCCCAGATGACCCAGTTAGGCATAGGTTCGTTTTCGGTATTATGAGACATTAGTTTTATTACAAACAACTATTAGCATATTCTATGATTTCTTGTATTGGAAGTTCTTTTACAAAATGCTCTGACCCTCCTATTATACCATCAATCTTTTTTTGATACTGCTTATAAGTATCCAAGATATATCTTTCACACTCAAATACTTTTTTGTGGGACGCTTTCCATTCGCCAAGTTCTTTTACAGTTTCAGTAAAGCGATATTTTATTCCGTGAAAAGACCTACCTATTTTATAAGTTCCGTATATGGTTTCAATAAAATATAAGTAATCTTCTCTATCAGACCATTCCTCCTTAAAACCGAAAAATCCATAACTTTTTGATATACCAACCGTTCCAGCATTCCAAGTTGGTTTCCCAAATGCTGGATTATTTTTACCAAGTTTTGATTTTCTTTTGCAACAAAATGCTTCTCCACCTTTTTCATAGGTGAAAATAAAGTTTCTTATACTCATATTTCTCTGTCCTGTGCAAGGGCATTTAACCACTACATCGGTTGAGCGACGCACAAGTCTTTCAGGAAGGTAGATAAGTTCTAAACCCCGTCTTTCACATTCAGATATTACTAATTCGTGGAGGTCCATAAAGGTTGCTCATAACTTTCCAAAACTATTTATAAAAAAAGGACCCTTTTGGGGTCCCTTAATTATATCATATATTTGGTTTTATATCAACCAATTGCAGGTGCGGTGAGTGCAACAGGAGTTGACTCGGCAGCAGCAAGATCAAGTGGGAAATTGTGCAAATGTGTTATCGTAAAGACTCTTTATTCTTTACTTCTTACTGTCGCCAGTAAGTTCAGACTATCTCTTCATCCTTATGTTTATTAAGGAGTCGGGCATTCGTGGGTAGATTATTGT